GTTCACCATTGCGACCGGCCGGCTCTCGCAAACTCCGACTTTTCGGCCGAGTGTTAACCCAGCGTGTTAACCGGTGCGGCGGTGTGCGCGGAGCGGATCGCGCCGCGCCGTCCATGGGAATAGACGCCGCGCTAGTGCTCCGCGAGGCCGATGGCCGCTAAGCGCGAGGCGCCGCGCCCGGCGGTGCACCTGGTCTCGCGCGCCGAGATGGCGCGCCGGCTCGAGCTCTCCAGGCCCGCCATTACCAAAGCTTGCCGCGAGGGCGGGCGGCTCCACCCCGCGTGCGAGGGCGCCTCGGTCAACGTGCTTCACCCGGTCGCCGCCGCTTGGCTGGTCGAGCGCGCGGCCTCGCTCCAGCCTCCGCAGCGCGAGCCGGCGCGGCAACCCACGCCGCGCGCCGCGCCGCCGGCGCCGGCGCCCGCTCGGGTGCCGCGGCGTCGCCCTCCGCCCGCACCCGAGCCGGTCGAGCTGCCCCCCATCGACGTCGATGATGATCCGCCCGAGGATCCGCAATCGATCGATAGCCTGGAGGCCAAGCTCGGGCCTCGACAACGCGTCCCGCTTGCCGAGCTCGCCCAGCCGCTCACCGCTCTCACCGAGAGCTATGGCGACGTCCGCGAATTCGAGGGATGGATCCGCGCGCGCAAGGCGCTCGAGGAGGCGCGCAAGGCGCAGATGATCCGCGAGCGCCTCGAGGGGCGGCTCATCGCGCGCACCACCGTGGTGAGGATGTTCGATCACGTCGACACCGCGTTCCGCTTGCTGCTCTCCGATGCTCCCCGCTCGATCGCGACCCGCATCGCGCCGCAGGATGTGGCAACGGTCGCCGCGCTCATCCGCGAGACGATGAGCCAACACCTGGCGACCTGTCGCGGGCAGCTCGATCAATCCCTCGCCAACGATGATCCGATGGCCGCCCTCGCGGAGGCCGCAGAGTGATCGCGGTCGAGAGCTATCACCGCGAGCAAGAGTCGATCAAATGGCAGAGCGACGTCGCATTTTTGCGGCGCCGTTGCGCGACCCTCACCACCGAGACGCGCGAGCTATTGCCTTCGGAGTGGTCGGAAAAAAAGCGCTACCTCCCCGCCTCGAGCACCTCGATCCCGGGCTACTATCGGTTTGATGTTTCCCCGTATATGCGGGAAATCATCGATTGTATGTCACCGGAGAGCCCGGTGCGGCACGTCACGATCATGAAGGGCGTGCAGATCGGCGCCACCACGCTGCTCGAAAACACGATCGGTTACTACATCGACCAGGTCAAAACCGCGCCGATGATGTTGGTGACCGCGGATGCGGAGCTCGCCAAGCTGCGGATCGAATCCTTTGTCGTGCCGATGCTCAAGCATTCGGGGCTCGATCACCTCATCAAAAGTCTCGACGAGCAGAACCCCCGGAAGACCGGGCGAACCGACAAAAAATATGAATGGGAGGGCGGAGGGTTCCTGGTGCCGCTCGGCGCGGTCAACGCGAACAAGCTTCGATCGCTGCCGATCCAGGTGTTACTCCGCGATGAGATCGACGGCTGGGCGGACAATGTTGGACGCGACGGCGATCCGGTCAAGCTCTCCGCCGACCGCACGGCGTCCTATGAGGCGACGCGCAAGATCTTCGATTGCAGCACGCCGCTCATCAAAGGCAGCTCGAAAATCGCGCGCCTCTTCGATGGCGGCGACCAGCGGCGCTACCATGTGCGGTGCCTCGGGTGCGGCCACCCGCAAGCGCTGCGCTGGCGCCGGACCGACAATGAAACCGGGGTGATCACGGGCATCGTTTGGCAGAGCGATAACGGGCGCCTGGTCGAGGGCTCGACCCGCTATCTCTGTGAGCAGTGCGGGCACGCCCACACCAACAACGACAAAACCAGACTGTTTGCCGAGGGCAACGCCGAATGGGTACCAACGGCGGTACCGGAAACGCCGCACCATCGTAGCTACCACCTGAGCGCGCTCTATTCGCCGGTGGGCATGCAAACGTGGGATGCGTGCGTGTCCAAATGGCTGGAGGCGTGGGATGAGGAAAACAACCGGGCGCGGGATAACCTCGCGCTCCAGGTGTTTTACAACAACGTGCTCGGGGAGCCCTTCGAAGCGCGAGGAATCAAGCTGCGTTTCGAGATCGTGAGCGGGCACCGCCGGCATTGCTACCACTACGGGCAGGTTCCCAATCGCTGGCTCACCGAGTTTGCAGGCTCGCCGCTACTCATCGTGACGCTCGCCGTGGACGTGCATATCGACAATCTCGCGGTGGGCGTGATCGGCTGGTGCCGCGAACGGCGCGCGGTGCTGCTCGATTACTGGCGGTTCCAGGGCGACACCGAGCAGCTCGACAACCCTGCAACGTGGGGGCGCCTTCGGGAAGTGATCGAGGGCAAAGAATACGTGGGCGACGATGGGAAGACCTATCGGATCCAGCTCTCCCTCATCGACTGCGGTTACTTGACGGACACCGTCTATCGATTCTGTGAGCGATACGAGTCGGGAGTTTTCCCGGTGCGCGGGCGCGAGTCGCCGCCGCGCAACGCGCCGATCAAAGAGTTCTGGAAATATCAGACCGAGGGCGGGCAGCTCGCCTGGGCGGCGAGCGTCGACATGTACAAAGACCGCTGGAGCTCGGCGCTACGCCGTTCGTGGGATGGGCTCAGCATGCAACCCGAGGGGTATTTCAACGCCCCGATCGATGCGAGCGATGAGCAACTCAAAGAGTTGACGGTCGAGACCCGCCGCGAAAAGATCGACAAAACATCCAATCGCCGATACGGGTTCGAGTGGCATCGCCCGAGCGGCGCCAACAATGAGCTTTGGGATCTGCTCGTTTACAACAACGTAGCGCTCGACATTCTCGCGTACGACGTTTGCATCCAGCAAATGGGGCTCGAGGCCATCGACTGGCATACGTTCTGGAGCGCGCTCTAAATGACAGATTGCTGCGATGAAAGCGCCTGGCTGGAGGAACGCATCGCCGCAAAGAAAGCGGCGATCCTGGCGTATGAGGCGGCGCTCACGTCCCTCGCCAGCGGCGCTCAAACCTACTCGATCGACACCGGCCAAACCCGCCAGACGGTGAGCAAAGCCAACCTCACCGAGATCCGCAATGTGATCGCCCAGCTCGAGAGCGAGCTCTCGAGCCTTCAAATGCGCCTCTACGGTTGCGGCAGATTTCAAGCGAGACCCGGATGGTAAAATACCCGATCCTCAATCGACTGGTGAGCTGGCTCTATCCGGCGGCGCCGGCGGCGCCGACCGAGATGATGGGCCGCGCTACGGGGCAGGTGCGGCAGCAATGGCACGACGGCGAGAAATACCCGGGCGGCTTCGGGTTCACCGAGCTGCTCACCGCGGACTATTGGACGTTGCGGCAGCGCTCGGCGCAACTGTTCAAAACCAACATCTATGCCCGCGGCATCGTGCGCCGCCTGGTCACGAACATCATCAATACGGGCTTGCACCTCGAGTCGACGCCCGAGGATGCGATCCTCGGCCTGGGCGAGGATGCGCTCGCTACCTGGTCAGAGCTCACCGAGAACCGGTTCCACCTTTGGACGCGCTCGCCCGAGCTCTGCGATTACTGCGGCGCCAAGTCCTTTGGCGGCATCCAAGCCGCGGCGAAATTGGCGGCGCTGATCTCGGGCGATGTGCTGGTGGTCGTGCTCCAGGATGCCGTCACCGGCCTGCCGCGCGTGCGCCTGGTCGACGGGCAGCGCGTGCAATCGCCGTTCGGCGCGGTGCTCCCCACGCTGCCCGCGGGGCACGAAATCAAGCACGGTGTCGAGCTGGACGGCGACGGGCGCCAGATCGCCTATTGGCTGGTCTCGAACAATGCAAACCAGCTCCGCGCCGAGCGCCTGCCCGCGCGCGGTCCTACGGGGCGCCGGGTGGCGTGGCTGGTCTATGGCACCGATCGCTTGCTCGATGAGGTGCGCGGCGAGCCGATCCTCAGCATCATGCTGCAATCGCTCCGCGAGGTCGATCGCTACCGGGATGCGGTGCAACGCAAGGCGGCGCTCAACGCGATCCTCGCGATGTTCATTTCCAAAGACCAGGAAACGATCGGCACGCGCCCGCTCTCGGGCGGCGCCATCCTTCGGGGAAAGGATGCCGTTGCCGGCCCCGTCGGCGGCAAGCAACGCACGTTCAATTTTGCCGAGATGATCCCGGGCGCGGTGCTCGATGAGCTCGCCCCCGGCGAGAAACCGAACGGGTTCCCCGCCACGGGCACCGATGAAAAGTTTGCGGACTTCGAAGCCGCGATCGTTTGCGCGATGGCCTGGGCGCTGGAAATCCCGCCCGAGATCCTGCGGCTCTCGTTCTCGAGCAACTACTCGGCATCGCAGGCGGCGATCAATGAGTTCAAGCTCTATTTGAACCCGGTGCGCGCGGCGTGGGGGGATGATTTCTGCCAACCGATCTATGTCGAATGGTTGCTCAGCGAGGTGCTCGCGGGGCGCATCGTCGCCAACGGGTTGCTCGAGGCCTGGCGCGATCCGCTCAAATTTGACCAGCTCGCGGCCTGGACGGCGGCCGACTGGAGCGGCGCTATCAAGCCGAGCGTCGACCTGGTCAAGCAAGCCAACGGCTATCAATTGCTGGTCGAGCAGGGGTTCATTTCTCGCGACCGCGCCGCGCGCGAGACCACGGGAACCAAGTTCAGCAAAAACGTTCAAAAGCTCGCGCGCGAGAACGAGGCGCTAGCCAAGGCGATGATGCCGATCAAAGAGCTCGAGGCCGCGGCCAAGCCGACGCCGGCGCCGCGCGGCGGGCTCGCGCCGGTACCGGACGCCGAAGGCGACGGCGACGAGGGCGACGAAAAGGAGACTAAGAAAAATGCTTTGGTTGCTTGAACCGACCACGCTGCGGCGCCTCATCCACGCGCAGGAAACTTTCCGCGATCCGGAGGCGGCGATCCGATGGGAGGCCGAGCAAGCCGCGCAGGTGGCCGAGGCCGAGCAGCGCGATGGGCTCCCCCAAGGTCTGCAAATCACCGGCAGCACCGCGACCATCAACGTCGAGGGCGTTCTCACCAAGCGCCCGGATTTCTGGGCCAAGTTTTTCGGCGGCAGCAACACCACCTATTCCAGCATTCGCAACGCGCTGGCGTACGCCTCGAGCTCGGCGGAGGTGGGCGAGATCGTGTTCAGCGTTGACAGCCCGGGCGGCAATTCGGAGGGGCTCATCGAGCTGCTCGATTCGATCGCCTATGCGCGCCAGGCCGCGCACAAACCGATGCGGGTGAGCGCGGACAATGCGCAATCGGCCGCGTACGGCATCGCCGCGGCCGTGGGCAAGATCGAGGCGCGAGGGCGCGGCGGAGTGTTCGGCAGCATCGGCACGGCGGCATCCTTCTATCTGCCGAGCAACGTGGTGACGCTCACCAACACCGATAGTCCCGACAAGCGCCCGGACCTCACGACGCCCGAAGGAAAGGCGGTCGTAGTCAAATACCTCGACCAGATCAATCACGAGTTTGTGAGCGCGATCGCGCAAGGGCGCGGCGTAACGCTCGGGCAGGTTTCCGAGGGCTATGGCCGCGGCGCCTCCATGACGGCGACCGAGGCCAAGCGCCTCGGTCTCATCGACTCGATCGCAACCACTGCACCGCGCGCGGTGCCTAGCAGCAAGGTAGTTTCAATGGCGGATAAAGATCAGGAAACCGAGGCGGCCAAGGAAGCCGCCACGCAACGCGGTGTCGAGCAGGAACGCGATCGCGTGCTCGCGCACCTCACCATGGGCGAGAGCTGCGGCGACATGACGATCGCGCTCGAGGCGATTCGCTCGGGCGCCGGTATGTCGCAAGCGATCCAGGCGCGCTACTTGAGCGCGGGCATGAACCGGGCTGACCGCGGCAAGCGTCAGACCGAGAGCAACACCGCGGAGGTCCAGCTCGCTGGCGTCGCCGCATCGTCACCCGTCACCCCCTCCACTGCCGACCTGGGCGACCAGGTTGTTTCCGTTCTGAAATCTCAGGGCGGAGAAAAGAGCTTTGTCCGTGCCTAATATCACCACCACCAACATCGATCTCGGGCGCGTCGCGCTCGAGGTTTGGGGCGTGCTCGCCGCCGTTCTGCAAAATGTCGAGGTCACCGATCAGAGTTACCTCGAGGGAACGTTGCTCACGCGCAACGCCGCCAACGGCAAGCTCATCCCCGTTGCCGCATCGGCTGCCGATACGATCGTGGACGTCACGGTCGACGTCGCCTCGCTCGCGGCAAACACCGAGACCGACACCGCCGTGGTGGTGCCGGGCGCACTCGTCGGCGACTCGATCATGGTCACACCGCTGGGCGTGTGGCCCGCCGGTCTCACCGCGCCGCAAGGCCGCTGCCTGGTCGCGGGAACGGTGCAGGTGCGGATCGGAAACGTGACCGCGGCGCCCATCGATCCAGCGTCGCAATCCTTCCGGTTCTCGCTGGAACATGATCTCGGGGCGCCGGAATACGTTCTCACGTATCCGGTCACGGTCACCGCCTCGAGTGACGGCGCGGTCACGGTGTTGTCTGCCGGCAAGGTCAACCAACGGCTACTCAAGATCCATGGCGCGCCGCCGACCGCAGCGACCGCTGATCAGATCCATGCGTTGCTCAATCGACCGATCATCCCGGTGGACGGAACGCAGCTCGCGAAGATCGACAACCCGCAATAAGGCCTGAGCGAGCTCCGCGCCTCCACCACTCCCAACCCCCGCCCCTACGCACTTGAGCCCAAACCTGAGCTAACCCAATGAGCGACAAATCCACCATTGCACTGATCGACCTGTATCTCGAGGACGCGAGCACACCGCCGTTTCTCTCGGGATTCTTTCGATCGCCGCCTAAAAATTTCCACACCACCGAGGACATCGAGATCGACATCCAGCGCGACACCGAAGAGGTCGCGATCGTCATCAATGATCTCAGCTTGCCCCCGAATCACAACGAAAACTCGCTGTATACGAACAAGCGGTTCAAGCCTCCGATCTACGATGAAGAGGGCTCGGTCACGTCGTTTGACATGATCCAGCGGATGCCCGGGGAGAACCCCTTTCAAAATCCGAACTACGCCGCAAACGCGGTGCAACAATCGTTCGCGATCTTCCGCAAGCTCGAGAGCAAGATCCGCCGCGCGATCGAGCTCATGGCCTCGCAAGTTCTGCAAACCGGGACGCTCTCGCTGATCAACAAAGCGGGCGTGGTTTCCTACACGATCAATTTCTCCCCGAAGGCCACGCACTTCACCACGCCCACGGCGTGGGCCGTCAACGGGGCGACGGGCGATCCGTTGGGAGATATTGAGGCGCTCGCTACGATCGTCCGGCGCGACGGCAAGCGCGAGCCGAACAAACTGATCTATGGCCTGGGCGCATACAAACGGTTCCTCGCCAATGCCACGGTCAAAGAGCGATTGCTCCAAACCCGCGGGCAGCTCATCGAGGCGGCGCCGGCGGCGCGCGGAGCGGGCGCGACGTTTCAGGGATGGGTTTGGGCCGGACACTACCGGTTCGAAATGTGGACCTATGACGGGTTCTATATGCACCCGCAAACGGGCGCGTTTACGCCCTTCATGGGCGACAACAAAGTGGTCATGCTGGGCGATGGCCGGCTCGATCTCACCTACGGCGCCATCCCGATGATCGTTTCCCCGGATCAGCGGGCGTTGCCGTTCCTGCCTCCGCGCATTTCGAGCGCGGGCGCAGGTCTCGATCTCACCACCAACGCATGGGTAACCCCCGACGGCAAGCGCGTGATGGTATCGGCGGGCACGCGCCCGCTCACCATCCCGACGGCGATCGACACCTTCGGTTGCATCACCGCTTTCTGAGAGCGAATGGGGCTGAGAGAACAAGCCGCGCTAGATGCTCAAGCGATCCTGGAGGATGCATCCGGGTTCGCTTGGGCGTTTACGTTGACGTCACCGCTCGGGGTGTCGGCGGACTATTCGGGGTTCACGACGGACGTGGGCCAGACGATCGATCCCGAGACCGGGCAGGCCGTGGCGGGCCGGCGCGCGTCCGTTGCGGTGTCGTTGCTCTCGCTGCCGGAGATGCCCGCGGGCATCGCGGAGAGCACGCGCAAACCGTGGCTAGTGCGGTTCCTCAGCGTGCAAGGCGTAGAGGCTACATTCAAAGTGATCGAGGTGCTGCCCGATCGCGCCGCCGGCGTGGTCGTGATGATCCTCGAAGCGTACCAGCAAGCCAGCGCGTGATCTGATGGCCGCCCTCATCCTGGAGCTCATCGACAAGCGAGACAATGTCGAGATCGTCCGCGACCAGATCGCGGCGATCCTGGTGGTCGAGCTCGCCCACCAAGCAACGCTCTCTGGCGCTACCGATCTGCCGCGAGTTTTCATCGAGCGCAGCAACCCATGGGGCGCCTTTATCGAGGGCGATCCCGAGGCCGCGCCCATCATCAATGTTTGGTTTGACAACGCCAGTTTCGACCCATCCTCGAGCAACGTGGTCGAGCGCCAAACGTGCGAAGCAACATTCAACATCGACTGTTACGGGTACGGCGTGAGCGCCGATGATGGCGACCCGTCCGGCGGACACTCCCCGGGCGATCTCCGCGCCGCCCTCGAGGCGCAACGCGCGGTCCGTTACGCTCGAAATATCCTGATGGCGGGCGCGTATACGTACCTCGGCCTTCAAGGCGTCGTTGGCAAACGCTTCCCCCAAACCATCAGCATGATGCATCCGCAGATCGACAATCGAGCGGTGCAACGCATCGTCGCCGCGCGGTTCGCGCTCCAGGTGCGGTTCAATGAGTTCTCGCCGCAAGTGCAAGGCGAGGCGCTCGAGACCCTGATGGTCGACGTCAATCGCAAGGAAACGGGCGAGCTGCTCATCCGCGCGGAATATCCCAACCCAACACCATAGGAAATCAATCATGCCCGTAACAGCCTCGGCCGTCGCTCGCGTCGTCGGCATCGCCACTGCATTCAAGGATCTTCGGGGGAGCTCGGCGCAATCGCTGCCGCAGCACATCGGCATTTTGGCGCAGGGCGCGACCGCTTCGGCGGGCTACTCGCTACTGCCGCTCCGCCTCACCGGCGCCGCGCTGGCGGCGTCGACCTACGGGTTCGGCTCGCCCATCCACCTCGCCGCGCTCGAGCTATTTCCGCCCACGGGGGGCGGCGTGGGGAGCATCCCGGTAACCGTGTTCCCCCTCGTGGACGACGGCGCCGGCGTCGCGGCCGTGGGCACGATCACGCCCGCGGGCGTAGCGCCCGCAACGGCGACCTTCTATGCGAGGATCTCCGGCATCCTCAGCTCACCGATCGCGGTGACGGCGGCCGATAACGTCGCGGCTCAGGTGGCCTCGTTCGTGGCGGGCATCAATTCGATTTTGCAAATGCCCACGCTGGCCACCAACACCGGACCGGGCACCGCTTGCACCCTCACCGCGAAATGGAAGGGCGCGACGGGTAATGAAATCAAGGTGGAGATCCTGGACGCGAACCTGAACCCCGCGCTCGGCAGCCTTTACACCGTCGTGCAACCCGCCACGGGCGCCGCCGATCCATCGGTCACGACCGCGCTCGCCGGCATTGGTGGCGAATGGATCACGCTGCTCATCAATGGCTTCCACGCCACCAACACCACGATCCTCAACGCGATTCAAACCAAAGGGGAAGCGCGCTGGGATCAGCAGGTACGGCGCCCGTTCGTGGCGATCGCGGGCAACGATGAGTCGACCCTGGCGACGGCCATCGCGACCACCAATGCGCGCAAAACCGATCGCATCAATTGCCAGGTGGTCTCCCCCGGCTCGGTGCATTTGCCCGTGCAAATCGCGGCCGCGCAGGTTCGCGAGATCGCCAAGGTGGCGGACGACAACCCGCCGACGGATTATGGGAGCCGGCGCGTTACCACGCTCATCCCGGGCGCCGATGCGGTGCAATGGGATTACGCCACGCGAGACGCCGCGGTCAAAGCGGGGAGCTCGACGGTCGAGATCAAAAACGGCGTGGTGCAAATCAGCGACGTCGTGACGATGTATCACCCGGACGGCGAGATCCCCCCGGCCTATCGCTACGTCGTGGACATCATCAAGCTCATGACGGTGATCTATAACCTCGACCTGGAGTTCAGCCAGCCGCAATGGGCCGGCGCGCCGCTCATCCCCGACGGTCAGCCCACCACCAACCCCAATGCGCGCAAACCGAGCTCCGCCAAAGCGGCGATCGGGCGCATCCTGGACGGCCTCGGGCTCGCGGCGGTGATCTCCGATCCGGAGGCGGCAAAGGCCGCGACCTTTGCGAACATCAGCGGCACCAATCCCAAGCGCCTGGACGTGACAACGGTCGTCCAGCTCTCGGGCAACACCAACATCATTTCGGTCGATCTCAATTTCGGCTTCTTCTTCGGCTCGGCCGTCGCTGCCTAAGCCTCGCCGCCTGAACATCCAAACCCCTGAAAATTAGGAGCGTCAAGCTATGCCCGCAGTAGGAGGATCCATCCAGTCGATCTCGATCCGAGGTCGCATTTTCCCCGTCGCGTCCGATGCCGAGGCCAACAAAAAATTGGGCGGCTTTGAGAACGAAGTGCAAGCCAACGGCGACGGCACCGCGCGCCTGGTCAAGACGCGCGTTCCGTGGTCGATCGACGGGTTGCAGGTCGAGATCAATGACGACCGCGGCGATCATGAGTTTCTGCAAGAGATCGCCGATGGCCTGGACTTCGTCTCGATCACCCTGGAGCTCGCGAGCGGCACCGTTTACGAGGGTACGGGCACCATCACCGATGAGGTGCAAGCGAGCAGCCAGAACGCGACGGCCTCGATCAAAATGGGCGGACCGGGAACGCTCGGCGCGCAGTAGCAAAGGCCCGCGAGCTCGCGGGCGGTGAGCGGGTGGCAGTGACACATGGGGCTTAGGGGTTCGAATCCCCGCACCTGCGCGGACTTTCGAAAAATGGAGGACACCAATTGGCGACGTTGAAAGTAGCGGCCGAGGTCGCGGAGCTGGAGTTTGTGCGGATGTGCGAGCACAACCGGATCGAGCTCGATGAGAGCAAGCTCGAGCCCGCCGAGCTCACGGAGTGGACCGAGATCCGCAGCAAGATCGTAGAGGACATTTGCAAAGGCTGGCTGGTGATCGATGCCGAAGGGCGCCCGGTCTACTCGCCCTCCACGGGTAAGGCCGTGACATTCAACCCGGCCACCGGCGCGACGCTCATCGCGCTCGAGTCGCACGCCAAAGGAAAGGACGTTTCGAACATGGTCGCCGCGATGGCGGACATGACCGGCGCCACCAAAGGGGATTTCTCTCGAATGCAGGCGCGAGACTTCCAAGCGTGCGGGAGGATTGCGCGCCTTTTTTTGGCGGACAGGTAATCGATCAAATCGTGCGCAGCGGCGCCGACGCGAGGCTACCGAGCGCGCAGGCCACCTATCGCGAGATGATGCTCCAGTGCGCGCGCGACTATGCAGGCCTGCCCGATGTGCGAACCCTCACCATCGGTGAGATCGTTTACTTCTATGAGGGTCTCCGCGCCGAGCTGCGGAAACACACGCGCGGCACCTAGGTAAATCATGGCCGGGAAAAAATTCAGCATCGAGGCGGTGTTCAGCGCGATCGATAAGATCTCTGCGCCCATCGCCAAGATTCGAACCAAGCTCGGCAGCCTAGGCAAAGGAGCGACGAGCGCGCTCAAGGGGGCAAACGCCGCCGTCGATAAGGGCATTGCGGGCATGGGCCGCTTTAGCAATGCCATCGGCATCGGCGCGGCGGTGAGCGTCGCGGGCCTCGGCCTCGCCTTGAAGGATACGATCGACGAGGGCGCGACGTTTGAGCGAACGATGGTTTTCGCCGCGGCTCAGTTCCCCGGCATGATCAAACAAGGCACCAAGGAATTTGAGAAACTCCAGGCCGCGGCGCGCAAGGTCGGCGATGAGACCGAGTTCTCATCGCAGGATGCGGCCGAAGGCCTCACGCTGCTCGCGACCGCCGGGCTCTCGGCGGAGGCGGCGATCGGGGCGCTCCCCAAGGTCGTAAACTTTGCGACCGCGAGCAAGGTGGAGTTTGCCCGGGCGAGCGACATTGCCAACGACTCCATGGGCGCCTTTGGGCTCACGACAAAGGACGCCACGAAAAACGCGGCGAACATGGGGCGCGTCATGGACGTGCTCACGCGCGCCGCGGCCGACTCGACCACCAATGTCGAGGAACTATTTGAGGCCGTGCGGATGGGCGGCCCCATCGCAAAAACGGCGGGCGCCTCCCTCGAGCAATTCATCGGTTACACCGAGGTGCTCGCCAGCGTGGGCATCAAAGGCTCGGAGGCGGGCACCGCAATCCGCAACATGTTCCTCGAGCTCGGTTCCCCGAGCACCGCCGCGAGCAAGGGCATGGCCGCGCTAGGGGTCAAGCTGGCGAAAACAAAGAGCGGCGCGATCGACATGACGACCACCGTCTCGAGGTTCGCCAAGGCGACCGCGAAAATGACAAAGGCGCAGAAGATCCAAGCGCTCGGCAACGTCTTTGGCGCGCGCACGGTGGGCCCGTTTATCGCGCTCATGGATGCGGGCGCGGACAAGATCGGCGAGTATCAAAAGAGCCTTGAGGGAGCGAGCGGCACGACCGAGGGGATGGCCAAGCTGCTCAGCGCCGACATGCTCGGCGCGCTGCGGAACTTCAGCTCGCTGATCGATGGGGTCAAGCTCGACATTTTCACGGCGATCCGCCCGGTGCTCGCCGACCTGGTGAAGGGTACCAGCGAATGGGTTACCGCCAATCGCGAGCTCATCAAAACCAAGGCGGGCGAATGGATCGCGATGCTCCGCGATAACCTCCCCGAGATCTGGAAATGGACGGTACGGATCGCCAAGGCGTTCGCCGGGTTCCTGGTTTTTGCCGGCGTGGTTTGGGGCATCAATGCAGCGGTGACCGCGTATGAGGCGATCACGATCCTCGCCGCGGGGGCGGCGTGGCTTTGGAACGCCGCGGCCGATGCCAATATCGTTTCGACCGCGTTGCTCGCGATCGAGATCGTTGCCTACCGGGTGGCGCAATGGGCGTCTCACGCCGCGACCGTCGCGGTGACGGCCGCCACCTGGCTCTATGAGGCGGCGATCTGGGCGGGCAAGCTCGGCACGGTCGAGTTTACCTTTGCCGCGGTCGCATCCAAGGTCGCGCAATGGGCATCGCACGCCGCGACCGTCGCGGTGACGGCGGCCACCTGGCTCTATGAGGCCGCGGTGTGGGCCGTCCAGTTGGCTACCTCAGAGTTCACCTTTGCCACCGTCGCCGCCAAGCTGGCGCAGTGGGCGAGCTCGGCGGCGACCTGGGCGGCGAACGCGGCGCAGGTTGCCTATGCGGTCGTGGTCGGCGGCACCTCGGGCGCGCTCGGGATTTTCACCGGCGCGGCGTGGACGAGCGTCACCGCGATCGCCGCGCAGGCCGCAGCGCTCGCCCCGTTCGTTCTGACCGTGGGCGCCGCGGCCGCGGCGGTGCTCGCCCTGGCGGCAGCGTGGCAACAAATGAGCAAGCTCAGTGACGCGCTCTCGGGCTCGGGCGGCATCATGGGCACGGCCGGCAAAATGCTCGAGATGGGCACGCTCGACCCGTTCGCCGCGCATGATGCCGCGATGAATGAGAAGGCGCGCAAGGAACGCGACGCCCGAGGGGCGCCGCAGATCGTTTCACCGCAGGCGCGCGCCGCGGCCGAGACGGCGGAGGCCTCCGCCAACGCCAGCGTCAACGGGACGATCACCGTCGCCCCGGCAGCTGGCGCGACGGCGACCGTCTCGAGCAAGCCTCGCTCGGTGCCGCTCAAGCTCCAGCCCTCGGGGGCGTTTTGAGCTGGATCGATCGGCTTGCCGAGGCGGCGTATACCTCCCCCGGAGGCACGCGCCAGACGTTCACCTTTGAGGATGTTTCGAAGGAAGTAGACAAGCGGACCGCCCCCTTTAGTTTCCCCGGCGTGGACGGCACCTACGTCCAGGACAACGGGCAGAGCGAGCGCCGCTATCCCCTGCGGTGCATTTTCACGGGCAGCGATTGCGACCAGGCCGCCGAAGCATTCGAGGCGCTGCTCTTGGAACGCGGCCAAGGCAAGCTAGAGCATCCCCTCTATGGGAAAAAAAACGTGGTGCCGTTTGGCACCATCACGCGGCGCGATGATCTGCAAAGCGGCGCCAACCAAAGCATCATCGAGGTAACGTTCTGGTCGACGATCGGCGCCGTCTATCCCTCCAGTGGGTTCAGCGCGGGGGGCGAGCTGGTCAAATCGCTGAGCAAATCCACGGCGAAAATCTCCCACGCATTCTCCAAAGCCACCAAGCTGCAAACCGAGGCGCGCCGGTCGGCGGCTAAGCTCTCGGTGCGTGAAGCCTTGCGCAACGTTCAAGCGTCGCTCGGGCGCGTGGCGGCCGTGACCGATAGCATCGACCGCGAGTTTCGCCGCCTGCAAAGCGAGATCAATTTCGGCATCGATGTTCTCATTGGCCAGCCGTTGCTACTCGCTCGCCAGATCATGAGCCTCGCGACGCTGCCCGCGCGCGCGCTCGCGGGCATCCTGTCTCGCCTCGAGGGGTATGCGAACCTGCTCGATCGGATGGTCAATTCCTCGGTGAGCTCGCCGGCGGATGTGACCGTGATCCCGGCCTTGCGCGTGCGCCGCCAGAATGAATTCCAGATCGCAAACCTGGTCGCGTCGGCCGCGGTGCAAGGGAGCGTTGCCTCGGTGCTGGAGAACACCTTTACCGCCAAGCCCGAGGCGCTCGCCGCGGCCGAGCAGATCCTCGCCCAGGCCGAGGCGCTCACCGATTGGAGCGACGAGCGCAACACCGAGCTCGAACAGATCGACGAGGGCGAGGCCTACCAGGCATTGCAAGAAACGGTCGCGCTGGCGGTGGGGTTCCTGGTCGAGATCAGTTTCTCGCTGGTGCCCGAGCGCTCGATCGTGCTCGACCGCCCGCGCAACATCATCGAGATCGCGGCCGAGATCTATGGATCCGTGGACGACCGCCTCGACTTTTTGATCAGCACGAACAAGCTCACCGGCTCGAATATCATCGAGCTGCCGCGCGGGCGGCGCATCGTTTACTATGCCTGAGAGCGTCGCGATCGAGCACGTTGACGGGCGCCGCTTCGGGCAATGGTCAGAGATCGAGATCCAGCTTGGGATCGATTCCTATCGCGCGGTCTCGCTCTCGGGCCCATGGGATCCCGAGCGAAAGGACATGCGCGCGGCGTTCGAGCCGCTCGCGTTCCCTCGGGTCACGGTCACGGTCGGCGATGAGCTGCTCGTTACGGGGAGCGTCAAAGACGTAGCGCCGAGTGTCGACGCCAACCAATCGTCCATGGGCGCAACGGTCTACTCGCTGGCGCATGAGCTCACCGAGTGTTGCGCGCCGCCGGACTTGCTGCCGCTCGAATTCAACGGCATGAACTTGAAACAGATCGCCCAGCGCCTGGGCGGCTCCACGTTTAGCCTCGCGGTCAACCTGGACGGTGCGCCCGGCGCGCCCTTTGCGCGCTGCCGGTGTGAGGCTGACCAGGAAATGCATGCGTTCCTCGCCGAGCTCGCGCTCCAGCGCGGTTTCGTGGTGAGCGATACGGCAAGCGGTGATCTGCTGTTTCGAAGCGAGGGCGCGACGGGTTCGCCGGTGGCGCGGCTCTCGGGGCAACCCCTCGGCAAAGTCTCCGCGCAATTCCAACCGAGCCGATGGTTTTCCCATGTGACCGGGCGCGCGTGCAAACGCGCCGGCACCGCGAACGGATCGAAATACACGCAACTCAATTCGCTGTTTCGATCGTCGTTCCCTCGCCATACCTGCGCCACGGCCGGCGACACCGGATCGGCGGACGTACCGCGCGCCACCAAGGCGATCGTTGGCAGAATGGTTGCGAGCGTCGCGACGTATACGGTCGAGGATCTGCCCACCTGGCGCGACCCGTCCGGCAATCTTTGGGAGCCCAATACGACGCTCATGATCACCGCGCCGGGCGCGATGATCTACAGGGAAACCGAGCTGCTCATCCGGGCGGTCAAGCTCAAGCAAAGCGGCGATGAGGAAACCGCAACGCTCGAGCTGGTGTTGCCCGGATCATTCGGCGGCACGCTGCCGAAAAGGCTTCCATGGGATTTCTAGGAACCGTGGTGGAGTTTCTCCGCAGCACGGTGGAGGACGTGCCCACGCCCGAGGTGAAGATCGATCGCGGGGGTGAGGATGCGGTCACCGGCTATCACTTTGCGCCGCCAGGAACCGACGCGCCGCCGCTGCCGGGGGATGTGTCCTATCTCGGGGACGACCTGGGCGCGGGCAACGCGCAAGCGCTGGGCTACCAGGATCCGAAAAACGCGGGCGTCGCCGTCGGCGGTGAGCATCGGCTCTATGCGCGCTCGCCCGAGGGCGCGATCGTTGGATCCGTTTGGCTCAAGGGCGACGGCTCGATCCTCATCGCCAACGACCAGGGCAGCGCCGAGCTCGGCGCCGACGGGGCGATCACGCTCACCACGCCCGAAGGCTCCGCCGAGCTCGGCGCGGACGGGGCGATCGCGCTCACCACGCCGGCGGCCTCCGCCGAGCTCGGCGCCGACGGTGCGATCAATCTGAGCAACGACCAGGGCGGGATCGCTGTCGATGCCGCCGGCAACGTCGTTGCGACCACGCCGCTCGGCACCTTTGGCGCCGGCACGCACACGCACACATCCCCATTTGGCCCCACCGGGCCGCCCATTCCCGGCACCTGAGAACGGGCTTTAGCCAGCTGCGGATCTCGCCCCCGATTCTTTAGTTTCGAATGAAGGAGAAACCAATGTCACTCGCTTTGAAAATGCGCCTCGATGCCGCGACGGTCAACCTGCTCACCGAGCACAGCGTTAGCTACGCGCTCACCGCCGTGGTCGGCGAGGAAAACAAACCGTGGAGCAAGTTCACCCCCTCGGGCTCGCTCCAGTTCACGGTCACCAATGAGAAGGCGCCCGAGCTCGAGGCGGGCGAATACATCGTGACGCTCACCAAGGTGGAGGCCAAAGAGCCCGAGCCGGTGAGCGTTTCACGCGAAACGTGAACCGTTCGCGCAGTTTTTGAACGCATGCCGCTGAACCCCGCCACGCTGCAAAGCTCGCTCGAGTCACTGTTCGCCGCGCCCCCGCTCGCGCGCGCGGATTGCGCGCAGGCCTGGGCGGACGCCATCAACGGCTATGCCGCGGGCATCGTGCCGCCCTCCACCACGGTCGCCGCCGGCGTCGCCCCGCTCGCCAGCGCGCTTGCCGCGGCGTTCGCGGCGCCGTCGGCGGCCTCGGGCTTTGATGCCGCGTTCGCGGCCTTTGCGGTCACGGTCGCCGGCGGGCAGCTCCCCACCTTTACCGGCGTGCCTCCGCCCGCGCCGCTGAACATCGCCGCCCAGCTCGCCACGCCGCAGAGCTCACACGCCGCCGCGGCCGCGGCGTTCGCCACGCTGATCGATGCGTGGTTTCACACGGGCACCGCGGTGCTCGTCGCGCCCCCCAATACGATCGTTCCCTGGAGTTGATTTGACAGACGTTTTGCTGCGGCAAACCAACGACGGCGGAGACATTACGATCGAAGGCGGGTTGGTGCTGCTCTCCGATGGCCTCGAGACGGCCGCCTATCTGTCGATGTTCGGCGGCAATGAGGACGATCCCGCGGACACCGACACCACGCAACAATGGTGGGGGAACCTGCTCGAGGCGGAGCCCGAACGGGCTTACCGCAGCGAGACGCAATTCCTAGCAGCGCTGCCCGCCATCCCCGCCAACCTGCGGCGGCGCGAGCAAGCCGCCTTGCGTGACCTGCAATGGTTCCTCGACACCGGGCTTGCCCAGAGTGTGACGGTGGAGGCCACCATCCCCGCGGTCAATCGCGTGCGGCTCGCCATCGTGATCATCACGGCGAGCGGACAAACCCTCGAGCTGTTTTTCGGATGAAAGAATCATGGCGCTCGTAACACCGACCACTCAGCAGATCGCGAGCAACATCATCGGGCAGCTCGAGAGCTCGATCTCGCAAACGATCCCGCTGCTACCCAAGGCGTTTAGTCGCGTGCTGGCCAAGGTGCTCGCCGCGGTCTACGTCGTTCTCTACAAATATGCGGGGTTCTCGCTCCGCCAGCAATTCATCAGCACGGCATCCTTTGAGGAAACCGAGGTCAACGGGCAGCTCATCCGCCCGCTCGTCGAATGGGGGCGGCTCATCGGCGCGGGCGATCCGTTGCCGGCAACTCAGGCCGAGCTCGATCTAGAGGTTACCGTTCTCACGCTCTCGGGTTCGCTGCCCGGCGGCTCGCAATTGCTCTACGCGCCGACGGGCGTGGTCTATCTCACGACCGCGGCGGTATTGCTGAGCTCCCCCACGATCACGGTCACCGCCCGGGCGAGCTCTGACCAGGATAACGGCGACGGCTCAGGCGAGATCGGCAACCTGGAGCCGGGGCAGGTGCTCGGGTTCGCGAGCCCGCTACCCAACGTCGCGACGAGCGCCACGGTGACGGGCTCGCCGGTGGTGGGGGCGGAGGCCGAGAGCGAGGATACCTATCGCGCTCGCGTGCTGCGGCGGGCGCAACGGCGACCGCAGGGCGGCGCGTATGCGGACTATCAAGCGTGGGGTTCGGAGGTCGCCGGGATCCGCAATGTGTTCCCGTACACCGGCGCGCCCGGCGAGGTCGACGTCTATGTCGAGGCGGAGGCCGGGCCCGATGGCATCCCGGACCTTTCGCAACTGGCGGACGTGCTCGATTACATCGAGTTTGATCCGAACGAGGCGCCCTCGCCAACGGGCTTGGCGAACCGGCGCCCCGCCAACGCCGCGATCAATGTGCTGCCGATCATCCGCAGCGAGTTTGATGTGGACGTTACCGGTTTTTCGGCAGCCGATCCAACCACGGTGCTCGCTTCGATCGAGCTCGGCCTCGATGAGTTTCTCCGCGCGCGAGAGCCGTACATCGTCGGGCTCTCATCGCTGCCGCGCCTCGACCGCATCACGCAAGGCGCGATCGCTGGCGTCGTGCAAGAGATCGCCGAAGCCAACGGCGCAAGCGTCGCCTCGGTCACGCTGCGGCGTGGCGTGATCACGATCGTTCAATACACCTTGGCGCGCGGCGAGCTCGCAAAGCTCGGGGCGCTCACCTCCCTCTAAGGAAACCTCCCCTCCATGGCTCTCGTTCCTAGCTCCAGGTATCCCGGGCAAATCGATAGCAGCGGCGTCTATCCGCAAGGCAAGGCGCGCAATGCGGGCTCCTTCCAGGATGGCACCGGCACGCCGCTCGAGAAGGATTGGATCAACGACCTTTGGGGATTTCTCCAAGCGCTCTTAGCCTTTGCTTCGATCACGCCCAGCGGCTCCCCCGACCAGGTCGGCGCGAGCCAATATCTCGCGGCCGTCGAAGATGTTGCCTCGGTATCGAGCGAGCGATCGGTGCTCGGCACCTGGACGACGCTAGCGGGCGCCTTTAGCCAATCGCAAAGCGATGCGCTTTGGATCGAGAGCCTCGCTCTCTTTGTCACGGTCGGAGCCGTGAGCACCGCTTACACCTCGCCGGATGCCGTCAACTGGACGAGCCGCACCCCCGGCGCCAACGTCGGGACCTTGGGATTTCTCGCCGGCGTGGGCGTGGTCGGCGTAGGAAACACCGGCGCGGTCACGCTCTCGGCCGACGCGATCACTTGGGGCGTTCAAGTGAGCGGCACGGTGGAGAACCTCCGGGGAGTCGCGGCTCATGGCGCTCTGTTCATTGTTGTCGGCGACAACGGGAAGATCATCACCTCGCCGAACGGGGTTGCGTGGACGTCGCGAACCTCGGGCGTCGCCCCCACGCAACTCTTGGGCGTGGCGAGCAACGGAACGATCGCCGTTGCGGTCGGCGCCACCGGGACGATCATCACCTCGCCCGATGGTATCACCTGGACGACGCGCACCAGCGGCGTCGTGGTGTCGCTCGGGGATGTAGTGTGGAACGGCTCGCTATTCATCGTCGCCGGCAGCTCGGCAACGATCCTCACCTCGCCCGATGGCATCACCTGGACGCTCCGCACGGTGAGTGGTTTTGCTGGCCCTTTCTTCGGCCTGGACGTGACGGATAACTATGTGCTCGCGCTCGGCAACGGGGGCGAGCTATTCGCCTCGCGCGACGGCATCACCTGGAGGCGAGTTCAGCACGGGATCACCGCCGGGCTCGGCCGCCGCGCGCTGGCGTGGAGTGGCGCGGCCGCGGTGACGGTGGGGGATGGCGAGCACTACCGGTCGGCGGCGAGGTTGCCCGTCTAGTGTTCAGAACCTTTCAGCACCTATTGCCGCGCGCGCTCGCGTGGCGAACGACGGTCGCCACCAATCTGCGGCGATACATCGAGGGGCTCGCGGCCTTTGCGGGCGACGTCCGCTCGTTTATCGATCTGGTGTATCTCGATTTGTTTCCGCCCACCACGCGCGAGCTGGCCGCGTGGGAAACTGAGTTTGCCCTCCCCGGCACCGGTGACGATGCGACGCGCCGGCTCCGCCTCGCCGCAGCGTGGGCCGCGCAGGGCGGGCAATCGCCCGCGTACATTCAAACGATCCTCCACGCCGCGGGGTTCACCGAGGTTTTTGTCTATGAGTGGTGGACGAGCGGACCGCCATACCTGCCGCGCGATCCGCGCGACTATACAACGCAGCCGGTGGTGGGGTTCTATCAGTGCGAAGGCACCTCACCGTGGGAGTGTTTCGACTCCGCGCCGGGGCAGCCGCTCGCGCCGCATTGTGACGACACCCTAGCGAATGAGCCGGGGTACATCGTCAATCTCGATCTCACGCGCCGCTCACCTCCGCCGGTGCCGGACGATCCCGCGTACTGGCCTTACTTTTTGTATTTCGCGGGCGAGGTGTTCCCCGAGCTCGCGCCGATCGAGGTCGATCGGATCGACGGCCTCAAAGAGTTGCTGCTGAGGATCGCCCCGGCGCAGCAATGGATCGTTTTGATGGTCGATCCCATCGCGCCGCTCGAGGCAGCCGGCGAGGGATTTGGATCGGCCCCCATGGGCACCACCGAAGTAGGTAGCTAAATGACCGCTCGAATCAAGATCAGTCAGGCCGGGCTCGCCGCCGGCGTCGCCGGCAAATCGCGAACCGATGGGCTCGCAACCGGCGCGCTCGTTACGCTCGAGGATGTGAGCGGCACGGGGTCGAGCACGTTCCACCTGCTATGGGGTCCGGTCGAGGATACGACCGCGGAGGCCTCGCTCGCGGTGACGGGCGACCCGGACATTTGGACATTTTCGCCGACGGCTGCCGCGTATGGCAGCTATGAGATCGAGCTCCGCGACGATGGCGTGCCGATCGAGCGGCGCATCTTCGGCATCCGCACGCCCGCCAACCAGCTGCTCATCCCTGCGCTCAATGAGCGCGCGAGCAGGCACGCGGGATGGCATAACGACGGCGCCGATCAGATCGAGCTATGCGAGCAGAACGCGAGCGACTTTCCGATCGCGGCGCTCAATAACTTTCGTTACGCCGGCTGGTGGCGCTCGCTTTATGAGCTCTATCGCATCGTCGAATTCGGCATCGGCAGCATTGCAAACAATGCGGTCGCGCTGATCAAGCTGGTGAAGATCCCGGCCAAATCGATCCTCGCCAACCCCACCAACGCCCTCGCCGACGTAACGACGTTGGCGGGCAGCGCGGCGCTGCAACATCTTCGGGTCAACGCCGCCAACAACGCCCTCGAATTCGTGACCATCGACGTCGGCGAATTCACGGCGGTGGGCTCGCGAACCGTTCTGATGAATGCAGGCGCCGTCAGCGCGGTGCCTGCATTCGTCGCCCCGTCCGCCCAGTTTCAATACCTGCGCGCCAACGTATCCAACACCGGGCTCGAGTGGAGCAACCTGAGCGGGCACGCCTCCACCTCGCTCGTCTACGACGGCGCCACCAATACTTACCAGCGCGCCGCGCTCACCGGCGCGGTCACCTCCGCGCAGAATAGCAACGCAACGGCCTTCGGAGTGCTCGCCGCAAAGAGCGTCCTAGCCAACGCGACGAATGGTAGCGCGGTGCCGGCCGCGCTCGCGGGCTCCGCGGCGTCGCAACACTTGCGCGTCAACTCCGCCAACAACGCCCTCGAATGGGCGACCATCGACGTCGCGGAGTTCACGGCGTTCGCCGCAAAGAGCGTCCTAGCGAACGCGACGAATGGTAGCGCGGTGCCGGCCGTGCTCGCGGGCTCCGCGGCGTTGCAACACTTGCGCGTCAACTCCGCCAACAACGCCCTCGAATGGGCGACCATCGACGTCGCGGAGTTCGGATCCGTAGCGGCGAAAAGTGTCTTCGTCAACGCGGGGCCTGCGCCCGCCGCGCCCGCGTTCCTAGCGCCCACGGTCGCCTTTAGCTACCTCCGCAGCAACTCATCCAACAACGTGCTCGAGTGGGCGCAGCAAGGCACGATCGCATGCCGGACGACCGTCACCACGGCCACCAATTCCACGGCGGTGGTCGACTGCACGGGTTCATTCTCGATCCCTGCAAACACGCTCGTCGCGGGTAGCAGCTTCCGCGTACGGTTCTCGTTTCAATTCCTACGGGGCGCGACCGCAACGGCCTTGAACCTCGGCGCGTTTCTGGACGTGGGCGGCGTCCTACTTTCCGTGGTCGCCGCGCCGGCATCGACGGTCAACGGGTTTGTCGGTTACGTCGAGGTGGAGGCGGTGTTTACGGTGCTAACGACGGGCGCCGGCGGCACTGCGTTTGCATACCTGCGCGCCTCTTCGAACGCGAGCGCGGGCGCCGTCTTTACCTGGACCGCAGCAAACACAAACCCTATGGCGATCGACACCACGATCGCCAATGTGATCCGGGGTTATGGGCAAATGAACGCCGCGGTAGCCAACTGCACCATCAACGCAACGGGCGGCGATGTTCAGCGGGTCAACTGACCATGCCCCCCGCATCCCTCTTCCACGTTCCCTATGTGCGGGCGGCGCACTGGACTCAGGTCGAGGCGCCTCCGCCGAAGATCTGGATCGTGATCCATTGCATGGAGTATCCGGAGAAACCGGACTCCGCCGAATGGTGCGCGCGCTATTTCGCAGGCAAGGAAGGCCCGGCACCGAAGGCCTCCGCGCATGCGTGCATCGATAGCAACACCATCGTGCAGTGCGTGCCGTGGGATCAGATTGCGTGGCACGCGCCCGGCGCCAACGCCCAGGGCATCGGCCTCGAGCATGCCGGCTATGCCCGGCAACACCCCTCCGATTGGGAGGATCCCTATAGCCAACAAATGCTCGATCTCTCAGCGTGGCTCGTCGCCCAGCTCGCGGGCAAGTTTCAGATCCCGATCGCGTACGTCAATGCCGAGGGTCTGCTCGCGGGCAGGCCCGGCATCACGACTCATCGCGAGGTCACCGCCGCTTTCAAAAAGAGCACGCACACCGATCCGGGCCGAGCGTTTCCGACGATCGACTATCTCGCCCGCGCGCGCCGCTATGCGCTCGCGAGCGCGTGACTGGTCAGACCCCCCGCCGAGCGACGCTCGGTGCAACACCGAGTGTGGCGCTTTTGCACACGCCGGGGTGATGTACTCTTGCCCGGCGGCGTGATTTGGTTATGGTACCGTTCGCATGAGTGACCGACTCGCTACCTCAGATCGCGTTAGAGCCGGACTTATGGCGCTGGCTCATCGGGCAAAGCGTCGCGTTGACGGTCGCGGTGCTTTGGATCCTGTCTCTATTGCGAGCCGATACTCGCTCTCGGAAGCGGATCGACGAGTTATCGGATTACTTAGTCCACAGTACCGAGAGCGCTTTGGCAGAGCGCTTGCGGCAGAGCGAGGCGCACACGCAAAACTTGGAGAAGGCCGCGCTCGAACGATCGAAGCTGAGCGAGCAGCATTCATTGCAGCTCGACTCGACGCAGCGCGCAGTAACCGAATCATTCACACGGGTATTAGAGAAGGCGCTCGCATCGCCCGATCGCTAGTCGCGGTCCTCCGGTCGCGGACGTTCTCGCAACGATGGGTTAGCGCCCACGATGAGGAAACCAGCCCGGGCATCCCCGCGCAGGTCGTCCGCATTTTCTGATTGACGGCGGCGCCCTCGCGGGCGCACTATCCGCGGCACATGGATCGCGTTCGTTAAAGCCTCGAGGCTCCCCGGCCTCGGGGCTCCTTCCTTTTGTGGCTTGAGAACGGTGGCCGGGATGCCGAACGCATCCTAGGCTTGCGTGATGCCGAAACCTCCGGAGTCGCCCCCCGCGCCGCCGGCGGAGCCGTTCCCGCTCACGCGAACGCCGCCGGCGGGCACGCTGCTAGGCCTTACGCCGCTGCCGCGCCCGAGCGCCACGCCCGCGCCGACGTTTGTGATCCCCCCGCCGCTCCCCGACGCTGCCGAGGTGCCGTTGCCGCGTAGCGTGCTGCAATCGCCCTCGCCGCCGCGGCCCACGGCCGACCTTGCGACGCTGCTCGAGGGCGCACGGGTCGAGCTGGTCTACTTTCGGCACTGGTGGCCGCGGCAGCTCGCCGCGCTGCCTGGCGGCCCTCCCCCGAGGCCCGCGCCGGCGCCCCCCCCTGCGCCCGGGGTTCCCTCGCGCGCGCGCCAGGCGCTGGCGCTGGCGAGCGGCGCGGCCCTGGCGCTCGCCCTGGCGCTGGGGAGCGGCGCGGCCGCCCTCAGTTGGCCGGCGTATGGGCGTTTCGTGGCGCGAGCTGCCCACATCGGCGCACCCTGGGCGCCGGCCCTGCCGATCGATTAAAGCCTCCGCCCGTCGTGCCGTTCTCAATGGCATGCCCCGCTGGATCGCCGCCCTCGCCCTCGCCCTCGCCACCGGCTGCCTCCCCGAGTCGGTCGAGGTGGTCGTTTTGACCCCCGAGTCGCCCGAGGTCGAGGCGGTGCTCCGCGCCGCCGACGCGCGATGGGAAGCCGCCGGCGTCGCCCCGGACCGCATCCAGATCGCCGCGGGCGGCGCCCCGGTGCGGCTGGTGCCCGAGCGGTGCGGCTCGGTCATCATCGGTAAGTGCGTTGCGGAAACGCGGCGGGTCATGCGCGGCCGAGCGTATGCCGGTGTGCGCTTCATGGAGCTCTATTCGCTCGATGTAGACGTTGCGGCGCATGAGATGGGGCACGCCCTCGGGATCCATTTTCACATCGACCAGGATGCCGAGCTCCACCCGGACGGCATCGCCGACTGTGCACCGGACGCCGCACACCGTCCGCTGATGTGCTCGAGCAACGGCCCGTCGATCGCGGCCGTGGACCTGGGCGAGGCGTGCGCCGCCGGCGCGTGTGAGGGGTTCACCCCCGAGCTTTGACCCGCCCGGGCATCCTATCCGCGCAGGCCGAGCAGAGCGCTGGGCGCGCCCAGTAGCAGGGCTCCCCGGTGCGCCTCACGCATTGGCTGCAATCGCTATCGGTGCAATCGCACACCGAGCACTGGTCGAGCACCGGATCGACCATCCGCAATAGCTCGCGCGCCTCGCGCGCCCACGCGAGCGCGTTCGGTTTGTCCATGGCGGGATAGACCAGCAAGCGCCATCCGCGGAGCACGGCCGCGCGGTGTTTCTCCAGGTCGTTGCGGACCCCCGTGACGCTTTGATGCCGCCCGCGCCCGTCGATCTCGATCGCGACTTTGTACGGGGCGATCGCGAAATCGAAACGCCACGCCCGATCCGGGTGGAAAACAAACTCGGTGTCGAGGATCACCCCCTGGAGCGGCGGCAGCATGAGCCAAGCGAGCTCAAACGCTCGTTCCGCTAGGCTCCGCTGGGCTCTCCGCCGACCACGCGGCGCCGGACCTTTCCGGCCTTTGCTTCGGCCTCCGCGATCGCTCGCTTGCCCTCGGGCCTTTGCGCCCACGCCTCGCGCGCTTGCTGGCACCAGATCGAGAACGGCGTGTTTCGCCGTTCGAAGTCCGACTTTTTTCGCGTGAGCAGCGCCCGGAATGCGAGCTCCGCCTCGGTCAAATCGTCGAAATGGATCATGCATCCTCATCCTCCAGCGAGACCCCGCACCAGCAATGCAGCTCGCATGCGGGGAGACCGCACGCCGGCGGCGCCGGCGCGCCCGGTCCGCTCGCCTCGCGGATCGCCCGAAGCGCGGCGAGGGCGCCGGCGTTCGAATAGGTGGTCGTGAGATGATAGATGTTCCGCAGGCGCCCGCGCAGGTCGCGGCAGCTCTCACACGCGGCGCCGGCGGCGAGCACTGCGCCCGCGAGCTCGGGCGGCGAGGCCTCCGCCGTCCGCTCGCGGCAGAGCTCATTGATGCGACCGCGGAGGCGGCCCACCTGCTCGAGGTCGTAGGGGATGGGCAGTGCCGCGAGCTCGCGCGATAGGACGCCGATCTCGGCATCGACCTCCGCCCCCGTCCGGAGGACGCGCGCCGCTTTACAGAGCGCGTCCAGCGCTCGAATGACGCCCGTTGAAAGCGGCTTGGGTCCGGGCCCAGGGGTTCGCCAATAGGTGACCGACTCCCCGGCGAATTCCTCGAGCAGCTCGCGCCGCGGCCGGCTCCAGTCGTAGCGCTCGCTCACAGTCGCATGCCTCGCGGCGCGGTCACCTTGCGCCCGCGCTTGCCCGGTGCCTTGCGAGCCGTCGCCTTGCGAGCCGTCGCCTGGCGCTTGGCGGCCTTGCCTTTGCGCGCAATGTCCTCACTTTCGAAAACCACGTTGGCGAGCACGCCCGGCATGGGATACGACGGCGGCAACGGCAGGCCCGCGATCGGAGCGTTGCGCGTGTGCTCGACTCGGCACCAGCGCTGGACGTCCGCGCGGACTTGCTCGCTCCACGACTCGACCTGTTTGATCGTGGGCACATACTCGGGCGGCCGCACGCAAGTGATCAAATATCGGAGCTCGACCGGAGGCAACATCGGTCCCTCGCCGTGCCGCGGCTCGCCCGTCAAACCGCTCCACCCGCCCAGCTGCGGCGCCGGCTCATCGTACGCTAGTGAGACTTGCCGTTCCTCGAGCACCGCGCCGCGATTCAACTCGCGGCGGATCTGCGCCTGCTGGAGGTCGAGCTTTTTGCGGCTCACGTTGAGCGCGCGGATCTCTTTGCGCTTGTCCGCGATCTCCTCGAGGTTTGCATCGCGCTGCGTTGCGAGCGCTAGATGTAGCTTGGTGCGCTCATCGATCTCGAGCGGTGTGAGCGCGCGCTCGAAATAGCCTGGCTCTCGGGTGTCTTCGCCGTTCATTGTGTTGCTCCGTCTGGTGGTGTTTCGAGGCGAGCTCGCGCGAGCAATTGCCGCGCCGCCTCGGTGAGTGTGAGACCTCGCGCGGTGCGCGCGTGGCGGGTGATCAGTTGCTTGGCGGCGAGGCGGCAGAGATGCTCATGAATGACCTGCCGGCTATGCGGGCTCAGGCCGAGCTCGATGGTAAACTCCGCATAGGTCGGAGGGAACCCCCGCGCCTCGACCGATCGCTCGATGATGCGCAGGATCTCGAATTGTCGCGGAGACACCGGACGCTCGCCGGCGCGCGCCCCGAGGGGGGCGCTCATGGAACAAACTCCCAATCGGCGCCGTCGTTCAAATCGAGATCCTCGAACGCCTCGCCCTCCGGAGGCTCGGGCCCGAGCTCGGGCTCGAGCTCATCGACGGGCTCGCTTTCCTGCACCATCATGCCGCCCCCACCCGCTGGCTCGCCGCGGTGATGAGCCGCGCCGCGAGGCGCGTTTGCACCTCCGCCGGCGTGAGCTCCGCGGTGCCCGGATCGCTCTCGAGCTCCGCGAGCACCGCCTCCGGATCGACACCATAGTCGGCCGCAAATTGGCGATGCGCCGCGCTGATTTCGAGCGCGGCCGCGGCCTCCGGAGGGCGGTCCTCCGGAGGCTCGGGCCCGAGCGGCGCGGGGGTTCGCGTGCGGCCGCGCGGATCTCGGATCGTGCTTGATAGACCTCGAAGAGTTTTTAAATTTGGTTGGGGAGGGTTGGGGAGGGTTGGGGAGGGAAGCGCGCCCGCCCGCGTAGGCGCGCCCTCGCGCGGGCGCCCGCCCGGGGGTGACACCCCGCCCGCATCGCGTGACAGGTCACACGGATTGTCACGCGCGCCGGGTGTGACAGGTTGCGTGACACCCTCGCCCGCGGGCACCTGGGCGAGGTCGACCCGGAGGCGCTTGACGGCGGCGAGCTCGCGGCGCTTGTTCTCGCGGTGCGCTTGCTGGCGGAGCCGGGCCTTCTCTCGGCGGAGCTCGGTCTCTTCGGGCGCCGGCGCGTGATCACCATAGTCGTGCATTTGCCATCCGCCCTCAGTGGCCTCGACCAGGCCGGCGCCGCGCTCGCCCCCCGGCAGCAAACGCCCGCAATCGATCAGCGCCTGGAGCGCCTTGCCCGAGCGCCGCGGCGCTCCAGGCAGCTCCGCGAGATCCTCCGCGGGCACAAATCCCTGAGTGTCCGGGTGTTGTGAGCAATAGCATTTGAGCGCAAGCCACATCGCGATCGCATCGCTGCCGCCGAGCGTCACCGCTCGGCGGTATTTCGGACCCCCGACAAATTCCTCTTTGATGAGGATCATTTCTCGCTGCCTCCCTCCCCGCGCCCTTCCATGTGCGCGGGGATTTCGAAACTTCAACCCGTAGTGTTGGGCGCCGGCGAATGCTTGGCGCAGTAAGCGATCGCGTAGCGCGCTGCCCGAGCTCGCGTTACGTCCTCATCCATGAGACCGACGATCGGATCGCGGCGCATCTTCGCAACGACTAGATCGAGGTTCGCGAGGTCGCGCGCCTTGAGCTCGAGGTGCACGGTTTGCCGATAGCCCGCGGGCCTTTCGGCGGGCGGGATGTTCTCTCGTTTGGTTGGTTTCTTTTTGTTCAAAGGGTCTCCGTGCGGGCTCATCGCCCGCGCTCGTTTACTGCCGCGACCACCAGCGCCGCGAGCTCTGCCGTTGGCATCGTGACCACCGGGCGATCGCCGATGTAGACATGTTCAGGCACGCGCGCGCCGACGCGCCAACGCTCCGCCGGCGCGCCGAGCTCGGGCGCGTGGTGCTCGCAAACCCGGTCGCCCGAGGGCATGGGAACGTGCAACGTTTTGCATTTGCACCGCTCGCAAAAGTCCACGGATGCGACCGTGATCACAACGGCGCCTCCCCCTCCCATTCGCGGATCGTCGCCGCGCTCGGGGGTTCCTCCGGTGGGCAGGTCTCAAACCACTCGGGGCGCTCCGCCCGCAAGATCGCGATCGTCTCATCCGGCGAGAGCTCCACCGATCGGGCGACCTCGCATTGCCAGACGACCGCCTCGGTGACCAGCGCGAGCACCGCGGCCTCGAACGCCGGCCGATGCTTGGCGAGAACGTCCAGACTGAACATCGGGCGATCGCCCTCGCTGAGATCGCTCTCATCCTCGAGCGCCTCGCGCGCGCGTTCGAGGGCGGCATCGATGGCATCCTCGATGTGCGTGGTGGAGTGTTTCGATCGCCGATACGCCTCGACCGAGATCTCTCCCATCGTGCGGATCACTTCCTCCACGCTCATCGTACGGTGGTCAACGATGGCGCGATGATGGTCAACGATGGCCTCGAGCGCGCTGATGGGGTCGAGGTGCTTGAGCACCTCGGGATCCTCGCAATCCCAGAAGTCTGCGGCGATCCCTTTGAACTTATCGCGTGCGGCCATTTCTCGATCGGTCATGCAAATGATTCTCCCTTCATGCGAGTAACACCCCCTGCGCCAGGCGCCGGACGGCGCGCGCGCAGTATTCTTCCACCAGCTCGATCCCTACGTAACGCAACCGGCGCGCTTTGCAGGCCGCGGCGATCGGGCCCGATCCCATGTACGGATCGACCACCGTTCGCGCCTCGGGAAAAAAGTCCAAACACCACGACATGAGCGCGACGGGCTTTTGTGTCGGGTGGAGCGAGCCCTCGCCCCATTCGCTCGCGCGCCGGATGCCGCACCACTGGTGACGAAAGATCCGCACGGTTCGGAACCGGTGCCCGGCGACCCAAGCGAGCTCCAGGTTGGTGGAGGTCGTGCCGTCGGTCACCCGATCCCAACCGAGCCAGAACGGGGAATCGGGCAGCTTGCTCGAGTAGTTGTTGGCGCCCCAAAGCACGGTAGCTGGAGCGATGCCGAGCAGGTGCCTCGGATTGAAGGGCTTGGCATCCCCCGCGACCCTCGGGTGCTCTTTGCGCAACACGCCCCCTTTGGCTCCGCGCGTCCCGATCTTCCCGCTCCAGCCTGCCCCCCGCCCCCGATAGTTGGTGTCGAGGTCGATCCCATACGGCGGATCGGTGAGCTCGAGATCGAAGCGCCCGAGCAGCGGCAAGATCTTGCGGCAATCGCCGTGATAGATCGTGATGCCGTCGTGGTCGTAGTAGGGGGCGGGCAGGCTCAGCAAAGGTCACACCTCCCCCACCGGTTCCCGAGCTCGCGCGACGCCAAAGGCAACGCTCGGCGCTGGATCGCTCGCCATCGCCCGAAACCACCCGATCCCGAGCGGCGCCGCGAGCAACCATAGGTGCCGCATGTTGGCAACGTGGACGAGGTCACGCTCTCGCGGATAGACCTCGACCGCGTACCAATCGCCGTGCCCGGTCTCGCGCTTGCACCGCTGCAAATCTTCCCACGGGATGCCCTGCTCATAGTGCCCATCGCGGCCGAGGGTCACGCGATTGACGGTGAGCCGGCGGACCTCGATGCCCACGAACGCCGGCGCCGCGTACAACATCGCGAGATAGTGGCGGCTCCGCCAAAGCGCGATCGGGCGCTCGACCTCCGGGCGCGCCTCGGGCCAATCGCTCATCGGCACCGAGACCAGGTGCAACGGCCAAGCCTGCGCCTGGCGTTGCGTGTCGCGCGCTAGCGCTCTGCGTTGGTTGCGTGTTTTCATTGGGTCGGCCCTCGCAATGCCTGCCCGCGCTCGGGCGGATAGGTCAGCCAGCGCATAAAATCGGGGGTCTCGAGATGGGCGAGGCGCCACGGTTGGATCCCGCGCTGCTCTGCATATTTCGATTCAGCCGTTGCCCCATCAGAGTCGCGCCACCCCGGCAGCAATAGGATCCCATCGCAACGCGAGAGCAGTAAGAGCGTTCCCGCGAGCCAGAACGTTTCGTCGATGGTGCCCGCCATCCGCTGCCCGAGCGAGTGAGGCACCACCGGCATGCCGCCGAGCGTCGCCACCAGCAACGCCGCGGCCTCGGCCTCATGGACGTTGCAGGCAACCTCCCAAGCGTTCGCGCCGCGGAACTTGCCCGCGATGTAAATGAGCCTCATGGGGTTGCCCCGATCGCCTGATGATAGGCCTGAGTGATCCGCGAGAACGCCTCGCTACTGCCCCCGTGATCCGGGTGCTCGGTGCGCGTGAGCTCGCGGAGGCGCTCGGTCAATTGCTGCCGGCTCGCGCCGCGAGCGACGCCCAGGATCGTCCAGCAATCGAAGGGCTCGACGCCGGTGGTCTCGGGCAGGCGAGCAAACCCGGTATAGGCGCGTTCCTGGATCTCGCCGGCGCCGCAGCGCGCGAGGCCGCGGATGCAATCAATCGCCATCCCGAGGGCGCGGACATTTTCCCTCACCGTGTACCAGTGATCGCACGGGATGCCGCGAGGCACGCGCTCCCCCTTCGGACCGCGCGCCGTCCAATAGACCGCTACCCCCGGATCCGGGATGCGCTGCTCGGCATGGTCGCCGCGATACATCGTGCCATCGCGGCGGGTGGGCACGTTGCTCGAGATGATGATCTCGCTGCCGCCCGCCAGGCGCACGCTCGCGATGAGATCGGTAACGGCGGCATCCGTCGACACCTTGTAGGGGCTACTCGCGCGGTGTTTGGTGCGCGCCCAACCATCAGGCCAGCAGAGCGGGAACGCTTTGATCGTGTCTGCGGCCATCACTCGGGCTCCCCATCATCCTCGATGATGCGATCGAAGCGCGGCGAGGGCACCGCATCCCCAAAGCAACCCTCACACCAGCGCGTCCCGGCGTCGCCGCGCATGAGATCGGCGGGCATGAAGGAGTCGCGGCAACCGTCACAACGGATCCGCTCGTCGAAATCCTCATCGTCCAGCACCACCGATCCGACCGCAGCGATGGGAATCGCGATCGCACCTGCAAACGCAGCGCGTTGTATAAACGTCCGTTCCTTCATTGAGTTGCTCCCTTGCGGCGGAGCGGCCTCGACCACCACGGGTGATTAGGCGCGCCGTCGATACCGTGCGAACCCCTCGGGCTCGCCTTTGCCATCCCAACCGATCGCGGAGCGCCACGCGGCGTCACCATCGGCAAAATCAAACACATCATCGCCCGCGCGATCGCGGACCACTAGAACAAACACGCGGCGCCGGTTCAGCACCAGCCGAAGGAGTGACAGCTCGCGCGCTCGCGATAGCCGGCGGTGAGCGAGGCACCGGGCGCCGCAGCGCACCCGATCCTCAGCTTCCCACGCGAGGCGGATGATCTCGCCGTCGCTCACCGCGCGTTGCCCCATCAGCCCGGCTCCGAAACGCGGCAGGCACGGAACGTGGGTTCAAATTCACAACTCACGCGAAAGGTGAGAGCCAGCTCAGAACCCCCGAGGCGCACGTTGACGTTTTGCCCGCGCTCGAAATCGTCGTAACAGTCGCTCTCGTTCCTGCATTGCTGGGCGGCGTAGCGCTCGGCGGCTTCCTGGGCGTCGATGGCCTGGAGCGGCGGTGACCAATCGTCGCCGTCGCTCGAGGGCCAACAACACTCAAAGCTCGCCATCGGTTGCCCCCCCGGCGTCCGGCACAAAGGACGAGCAGCGATCGGCGTAGGTCAGCACATAGGCGCCGCGCGGGTCGTGGGCGGGGAACGGGCAGCGGTCGTGCCGCTTGTCCAGGTTGACCCATGCCCCATCGGCGAGGCGTTGCAGGCGCACGACCGTGCCCCATTCGCCGATCTCGCCGTCGCTCTCATCGCGCAACACAAACACGCGCTGGCCAACGTCCAGACGAGCGACGGTCATGGTCTCCACTCCACCGAGACATGCCGCCGCACATACGACCATCCCCGCTCGCATCCGATGCCGAGCAGCGCGCCGACGGTCGCGACGAGCGCGAGGAACCCGATCCAGTCTCTGCCGCTTGCGCCGTACATCACGCCGCCCCCTTGCGAGCTCGGGCCCGGGCGTTGCGCTCGCGCGAGCTGCTCGCGTCGTTGATGAGACCGCGGAGCACCTGGCGCAGGCCATAGAGGATCCATCCGCAATTGGTGGTCGTGAGACCATCGAGCGCGCGGAGCGCGGCGGAGCGCTGCCGTGGAGTCATGTTGTAGATCGCCGAATAGAGCGCGTCGGCGAGATCGCCGAGTTGTTGCTTGGCCGTGCGGCGAGGGTAACCGAGGTCGATGATACGCCGGCTCATCGGGCCGCCTTGCGGGTCGCCTTGCGCGGGCGCGGCGTCCGCTTGCGAACGGGGGTGCGTGCTCCCCGAGCTCGCGGCAGCATCGTGACGATGAGCGCGGCGACGTTGGCGGCCTCGCGTGCGGCATCGTCGAGCGCGGCCTCGCGGGTGGAGCCCACGCCCGGATAGCGATCGGCTCCGATGCGGAGGCGGGCATGCCAGACGGTTTTAGGCTGGTGAACTTTCCACTCGGCGGAGCGATCCCCGAGCTCTCGGGTGGCGCCCTTATAGAACCCGCGCGGCTCGGACGCGTCCGGCGGTGAGAACGCGATCCCTCGCCAGGTGAACCCCTCGGGCCCGGGCGCCCGCTTCGCCCTGCGCGCGGTCACCGGCGCCCCCGCTCAGCGCGCGCGGGCGGTGCCTTCGGAGGCTCACCGTTGAGGCTATTGCAACCCGGGCACGACGTATACGAATAGACCCCCGCGGCGGAGTAGCGAACCCAAGTATTGACCTCGGGGCATCCGCAATGCGGGCAGCGGTCGGCGCTGGTCGCGGTCACCAGACCCCCCAAGCACGCACCGCGAGGGCAATGCAGATCCAGCCGGCGACGGTGACCAGCGCGCCCGTAAACCGAGGCGTGCCCGGCAGCACGATCACCACGCCGCAAACACAGGCGGCGAGCGCCCACCCTACCCCGGGGTTCACCGGCTGCCCCCCACGCTGCGGAGGGCGCTCTTGGCGCGTAGCCTGTTCATGTAAGACCATTTGTGAGAGTCGGAGCAATACCGGCGCGCGGCATTGGTGAGCGCCACCCCGCACCATCGGCACGCGCCAGGCTTGACGCGAGCTCGCCGGCGGAGGACGTCCGCGGTACGGCACGCATCAGTGCACCACTGGCGCGGTCGGCCCCTGCCGGGTTGCTCGAGCGCGGCGCCGCACTGGCAATGGGTCGGCTTGCTCATCGGCTGCCCCCCTCGCCGCGCTTGGCCCGGACGACCTCCAGCCGGACCGGCTCGGGCGGGGCAGCTCGGGCGGCCTCCGCGATCCGGCGGAGCTCCGCATCGATAACCGGCTCCAGGGCTCGCGCGGCCGCCCAATTGTGTTCGTCGCCGGCCTGGCGCCGGGCGGCCTCCAGCTGCTCGAGCAGCGTCACACCCGGGTGTGACGGTAGGTGGTTTCCGGTAGCCTCGGGCGCAGGGTCACCCCCCGGTTTGTCCGCGGTTTGTGCGTTCCCGTTGCTTGGGTTCGGATTTAGGTTCCGGCGCCTTCGGGCTTGGGAGTTCGAGTCTCCCCTCGCGCACAGAGCATCAATCATGCTGGTTTCGCCAACGGGCGGAGCCGGCGGCGCCTCCCCCTCGGGGCGAGCGTCACGGGTAGCGTCACACGCATGCCAACTGTTCAGTGCCCCGCCGGTTGTATATGCCGCCTCGGGCGTTTCCCCTCGCGGGCTCGGGATGCCCTCGCGCGGCGCCTGGGCGCCATCGTGCTGCGGCGACCTTCCGGCGACTGACAATCGCTCGGCGGTGTGCTCGGCGGCGCCTAGGCGCGCGCCGGGGAGGGCAGCGCCCGGCGTGCTCGTATCGGGCCCCTGACCAGGCCGGTTGCCAGAATCGATCTCGGTTGCGGCAACGGTCGCCGGTTGCGCGGCGGCCTCCGAAGTCTGCTCGACCTCGGCCGCCTCCGCCAACGATCCAAACGCAGCGTCCAGGGGGAGGTAGGGCGCGAGCCCGAGGTGCTCGACCGTCGCGCGGCTTCGGTTGTATCTGGCGATCATGGTCGAGCTCTCATGCCCGGTGTGTTGGCTGATGGTTTCGTTATCCACCCCCGCCAGCTTGCACCACGTTACGTAAGTGCTGCGGAGGTCATGCTCGCGGAGGCGCCGCAACCGACCCTCGGTGAACAGCAAGCGCTCGCGGGTCGTGCCCGAGAGCTCGATGTGTTTGCGGAGACCCTCCGCCGCTTTTTTGATGTTGGTGGCCTTCAACCATTTGAACGGCCCGGCGAGCTCGGGCATCCGGCGCCGCAGCTCCGCGAGCACCTCGCCCGTTCCAGCGTTGAACACGAAATTCAAAGCGCGTCCAGTTTTCGTATCCGGCACATCGAGCAACCATTTGCCGTTGTCGAGCTGGCTCAGGTGTTGCCACTCGATCCGGTGCGCCTCGCTGATGCGCAACCCCTCGCGGATGATGAATCCCCAAAGCACCCGATACTCGAAACGGATCGCGCGGCAGCGCACCAGCCGCACATATTCCTCCGGATAGAGGAACGGAAACTCGGGGGAAGTGCCTTTGGTGATCTTCGGCAGCTTGCACACCGCCGAGAGCGGCCACGCGGGGATGATGCGGAGCTCGACCGCGATTTTCAAAACGCGCCGGACGACCTGGCTATAGGCTTTGAACGTCGCGTCGGTTTTGCACCGCGCGCGCGCCGGTCGCATCGCGCGCCAATAGTCATCATCCGAGAACGTCGCGAGCGGTGCATCGGCAATATATTTGCAGATGAATTCCACCCGCGGCTCATCGGTACCCTCCGCGGACTTTTTGCCATACCCGGCATTGGGATACATCCGATCGAGCTCTTGCGAGCACCACGCGCGGGCGAGCTGGCCCCAAGTGCTGAACTTGGCGGAGGCCTCGCTCTGTCGCTCGCTCGGGCGGCTCATCACCACGTTTGCCGCGGCGATGGCAAACGCGAATTTTTCCTCATCGTCGGCCACCATGCCCGCCTGGCGCATCAGATATTCGCACTGCTCGACCCGGCCGACCGCAACCAGCGCATCCCGCATCGCGGTAATGTCGACCAGGCGCGAGAGCGCCAACGCCTTGCGGACCTGGAGCGATCCATAGGACTCATCGATCGCGAGCTTGAGTCGAAACTGGAGTCGTTTGCGCGACCCGTTGGCGCGCTTGACGCTGCCCGAGCTGATCGATTGCGAGAACCCGCCCGCGACTTGCACCAATCCCGACATCAAAACACCGCTTTCTTTTGTTGCGTCAACTGATGCCGCCGCATCCGAAGGGTAACGAGCAGCTCCCAACGCGCCCCCATCAGAGTTTGCGGGCAGCGGTCGTGCCGCCGGATCGCCGTCACCAGCGAGGTCACGACGTCGCCCAGGTCGGCGGGCAGCAACACATTTTCACGCACGCCGCACCGATGGCAGTGCGCCCAGATCGCGTTGCCCGCGCGCGCCTCCGCGGGCGTGGGATCGTCGAGCGTGACCCAATACTGCCCCTTGCGCCACGGCGGCCACAGTCGCCGCCGCTCCGCGAACGCCTCCCCATACCCGGGATGCATTTCCTCGAGCCGCGCCACCAGCTCGCGATCGATCTCATCCTGCGCCATCGCCGCGCGGAGGGCTCGGCCATCGGTGCCGCCCATCATCCGACGCTGCCCCCGCCAATGTCTCGCTCGAGCAGCTCGGCGCTGCGGCGGAGCAACGCGATCAATGCTTGGCACCGCGCGTGATACTCATTGCGCGGAGGGAACCCATGGATCAGCGGCATGCCGCCGGTGCCGAGGTTGCCGTTGACCACGAAACAATAGACGTCGCCGCCCGTTGCTTGCTGGAATTTCACGATCGCGGGGGTGTAGCGCGAGAGCCCGGGCATCGCGCCGGCGACGGTCTCGCCGGCGGCCTCGCGGCAATGCTGCTCGGCCGCGATCACCCCCTCTTTGAGTCGTTCGAAGTGATCGCCGAACGCATCCGGATCGTTGCCGCTCGAGAGCTGAGCCGCGAGGTCGTGGAATGCGCTCGAGCAAACCCATTGCTGAAACTTGTTCATTTGGAGACCTCCGCGGCCATCCCGCGTGTTGCCGCAAACTCATCGGCCATCCCGCTGCAATTCTCCTCGAGCATCCCGAGGTCGATGGCGAGCGTGACCGCGCTGGACGTTGGATCGCTCCGCAACCGGGCTTTGACGACCTCGCGCCCAAACCCCTTGCGGATCCCGAGTTGCCAACACACCGCCGCGAGGCGCACCAGCATGTAAACGTCGCGCGTGAGCTGCCGCAGCTCCAGGCCCGGTGCCCACGGTACGGTGTGAAACGTCGTTTGCATCACGCCGCCGGCCTCGGGCCGTGCCGCAGCACCGCGCCGGCCTCGAGCCTCGCTAGCAGGCGCACGACGTTGGGGGATTCGACCGTGCCCCATTCGGTGGCGCGCGCGCGGAGGTTGTCGATGTATTCCCACGTATAGCGCGAGGGCGGGTCGTACGCGGGCGCGTCGTCTGGCTCGGTCATGTTTTCACCGCGCGCAATCCGCTCATGAGCTTGCGCTCAAAATCGCTCACCTCGCGAGCGCGGCCGCGGCCGTTGCCCGCGGGGTCTCCGGAGGGCGCGCTCGCGGGCGCCGGCGCCGGGCCTCGCGCGAGTTCCTCGCGGACGGCCTCGGGCGTGAGAAGGAATTTGCGACCATCGGGCGAGACCGCCGCGCCGCCCTGCCCCTGCTCGATCCGACGCTTGACCGCCGCGCGGTGCCGGCGAGGCCCGAGCTCGCTCTGTGCTTGTGACACCATCCGCTCGCGCCCCTTCATGAGGCGCGCCGAGATGCGGTCGGCGAGATCATCGAGGTACGGCTCGAGCGCATGCAAGAGCGCGCTATTGACCGGGCTCGAATCGGTGTGCCCGTGCTCACTATCATTCATCGCGGAACCCCTAACCCTATCGATCCGTTGCAACCTGCTCACCGGACACCGCGCCGCGGGATCCTCGCTTGAGGGCGGCGAGGCCAATCGCTGTCACACAAAACACCGTGTCACCGCCGGAGAGCTGCGAGGGCTTGCGGCTCACCCGCATCAGACCGCGATCGATGAGGCGCGCAATCGTCGCCCAATCATCGCTTCCCTCGCCTGTGCAAAAGTGATTGCGGTAAAGCGGCCATTTCGTCAACCACCCCGTAGTGTGCTCGAGGATGTGTTGCTCATCCTCGGTGAGCGCGCCGAGCCCTTCGGCGACCTGCTCGAGCGCGACCGCGAGCGGGCTATCTGCCGCAACCGGCGGAGGCTCATCGGAGATGAGGCGACTGGACGCGCCGAACGCCGCGCGGAGGCGGTCACACTTGCGGCAGCGGCGCGCTGGATCGATCGGACCGAGATCGCAAACCACGCTCAGGCGAGACGCGCCGCCCAGGCCGCACACCGTCCGGTGGTCGACCGCGCCCCATGCCCATTCATGCGCTTTCATCATGAGATGTTTCGCCGTCGCATTTGCGCGCGCCCAAAGAGATCGATCTCGGCCATCGCTTGGGCGTGCGTGATCTCCCCGCGGAGCTCGCGCTCCGCGAGCTTGTCAAAAAGTTCCTCGGCCTCGGCCGCCTCGCCCTTGCTGCATAGCCGCAAGCCGATGAGGCGCCGCATCCGCGCGCGGAACTTTTCGGGCGTCATTGCCCGCCCCCGTGCAACCGAGCGACAAACCGCGAGAGCTCGCTCTCCGCCTGCTCGCGCGTGACCGTGCCGCGCTCCGCGCGCGCCGCGAGCCCTTGCACCATCGCGCGCGCCTCGGCGGCTTGGCTCTCGGTGTAGACCCCCTGCGCCACCAATCGATCGAGCTCGGCGGAAAACTCTCCCTCGCTCGGGGGCTTGCCGGCGTCATGTGCGAACGCCTCGAGCTCGGCCGCGAGCCGGTCGAGCATCACGATGCCCTGAGCCTCGGAAACGTCCGCGCTCTCGACACGCCCGATGAGCGCATACAACGCGCCGGCGCCCCCATAGAACGCTTGGCGGAGCGCCACCCGTTGGCTCTCGCTCGCGGCCACCGTGATCACCTCGGCCTCAAAGGAGGCCCACTGCTCGGCAATCGTGCTCATCAGTACCAAACCTCGATGATGTGCGGATCGTCGCCCGGGTAGCGCCCGTCTCGATAGAGATACGGCGGCACCAGTGCGCGCGCGCTCTCGAGGTCGACCGCCAGGCGCGGCACGACGTCTAGCCGTTCCTGCCCGCTCGGCAGAACGAACATGCGCCGCACGACCCAATGCGCGGGATAGTCCGTCGGGAACGCATAGACCGTGAACATCGCGAGCGCGCCCTCGGTGCCGTCGATCTCGGGCCAACGCCAGCCGATCTCTGCGGTGGTCGCGGTCATGGTCAGACCCCCGCCGCGTGATAGGCGCGCGAGAACGACGGCAGCGCGTCACTTTCGAGCGGTGCATATAGATGCACGCTGCGGAGCCCGGCATCGAAGGCCTCCGCCTTGCGCGGCAGAACTTGGATCGCCTTGCGGTCACCGAGAAACGCCTCGCGGCACCAGCCGATCTCCGCGAGCGTGGGCGTCATGCTGCGCCCGGTCGCCGCCAGGTGCGCCCAGAATTCGCCTTGCCAGACTTCGATCTCCACGACCACCGTGATCGTGCTCGCGCCGAGCCGCACCCGATACCACCGGCTATGAGCATCGTTGACGGTCCGCTCGACACCCGGCGGCAGCGCCTCGGGCGTGAGCAGCGCGAGCCAACGCTCCGCCTCGCGCGCGCGCCCTGCGGCATGCCCCGCTCGCCCGGCGTTGCCGGTGCGCGCTACATAGCCCGCCCGTTCGCGCCCATCGTTGCCCCCGCCGGTGCGCGTCTCGCGCTCCGCCGCATCATTGCCCACCGACATGCGTACACCCGCCACGACCGAACCTCCCCGAAACGTTTGAACCTATATTCTCACTGAACAGCCGACACCATACCAAATCGACACACCTGGACACGGCTGCCTCGATTGGTCGCATCCCATGCTACACCGGTGCTTTCATGCCCCGGTTGAAATGTTGGCGCGCAGGATCCGCGGATGCCGCGCGGCGATGCGAAGCAACGCGAGGCCCGAGCCGCTCGGCATCGTTCGATCCTGTTCCCAATTTTCGAGCGTGCGCCGGCTGATGCCGAGAGCCTCGGCAAACTGTGCTTGCGTAAGCTCGACCAGGCGCCGCAGCGCCGCTACATCGCCCGCCTGGAGCCTGCCCGTGGCAATGCGCCGGCGTTGCTCGTTCGGCAGCGCCCGCCCGGCGCGGGGCGCCTTGCTCCGCGGGGTATACTTTCGTCTCATGGTTTCAAGCATACGCTAGGCGCGTAGCGATTGCACGCGACGGTGCCCCGTTCTGTGATATGCCCGCGCTTCGAAAGGTGGAGGGTTGCAAATGGGAACGAGAACGGTGGAGCTCGAGGAAATGATGGTTGCCGAGCTGCTCGGGTGGGCCGCGCGCCAGGCGGGGGCGGACTATCTCTCGGTGCGTGAGCTGGGCGACGGTCGCGCGGTGTATTTGTGCGACATGTTGCTAGGTAACCTGCGCCTCGCGATCGGGGAGGTCGGCGATTGCGGTTATCGCGACGTCTGGTGTTATCAGGCGGAGCAAACGCAAGCGGCGTGGTGCGCCGCGCTTGGATGGGATGGCGAGGGCGAGCCCGAGGGATGGTATCGGCATCCGACCACCGGTCGACGCCGCCCGGGCGGCGATGCCGCCCAGGAACATCGGTACTGGTGATGAGCTACGTTGCGCCCACGACTCCCCCGCGCGGCGGCCCGGCATCGCCCGAGGCCGTCCGCCGAGCTCGCGCCGAGCTCGCGCGCTTGCTCGCTCCGCCCCCGCTGGCGCTGGCGCTGCTCGCGCTCTCGCTGCCGCTCGCGCTGGTCACGGTCGTGCTTTGGTGGAGGGCGTGGCGATGAGTTGCCCGAGCTGCTCGGCGCGCACCCGAGGCGACCTCGGGACGACCTGCCCCGCGTGCGGTTTCGTCTCGGTGGGGTTCCTGGACGGCTATCTAAACCTGCCCCCCGCGGTGAGCGCGGCCGAGGCGATCCGTGCCGCCCAGGTGGAGGTCCGGGCGCGAGGCGCGTCGCCCGAGGCCGCGCAACGGCTGTTCGAGAGCCACCTCCGGACGGCGCTCGAGAGCGGCGCGATCACGACGGGGGAGGCGTACGACCTCGGGCACGAATGGGGCGGCACCGTCACCATCCCTGCAAACACGCTCCGCGCCGGCGAGCGGTATCGCATCGCCGCCGGCGAGCGGTTTTACACCGTGCCGTGGGATCCCGATCTCGAGGGCGAGAACCTCAAAGGGGGCGCGCTCCGCACGATATTTTTTGCCGCGCTGGTCGCGACCGCCGAAGGCTGGAGCGCCGAGACCCTGCGGCAGCGCCCGCGATGGCATGAGCCAACGATCGCAGGCGCCGCGGTGCGGACCGCGGTGCGATGGGGTCTCATCCCATGAATGTCCGCGAGCAGCGCGCCAAACTCTATACCGAGCTAGATGCGCTGCTCGAGCGCTTGGCCGAGCTCACGCCCGATGAGCGGGCCGCGTTTGTCGAGCGCTTCGGCAGGGTCGCGCGCGCCGCCGGCGTGAGCGCGGACGACACCGCCGCGGCGATGCGTGACCTCGCGGCGCGCCTGCGCCCGGGCGGCCTCGACCCGTGCGACTGTCGCGATTGGCGAGGGCGCGCGTGGAGCCGTCCGGGCGAGCCGCGCGCCGATGCCGCTTGCGAGCCCGAGATCGAAACGACCGAGGTGGTCGACGATGGCGACGCCTCGCCGCGCCCGGTCGCCAATTGGCGAGAGCTCGCGCTCCGCGCCGCTGCGGTGTGGCCGTGCCATCCCGAGCCGCCCCGGATCGGCGAGCGAAATTGCGCGGGCGGGCTCCAGGTCGAGCGCGCCGCGCCGTTCTGATCAGTGCGCAAACCGATCCCGACGATTCCCGTTTTGGGGCACGCAAAACGGTACACGCGGATTTCGCTCCAGGTTCGGCGCGCGGCGTCGTTCTGATGGGTATGTGCGACGCGAGCAACACCGCCGGCCTGATGCCCCTCACCACCACCCGGATCACCTCCGCCGTTGCGGGCAACCCGCCCGCGGTCGGCGAGCACGTCGAGATCGGCCGCCATAGCGGCGCGGTGTGCGCGCGGTACCGCATCACCGCCGTTCGCGCCCTCGGGGGCGGGATGTATGAGACCGACCTCCGCAAGGTGTTTTCTGTCTCGGTGCCGATCGCGGGCTCGCCCGGTTGGTTCCGCAGCGAATACATCGACGCCTAACCCCCCGCGGTGCTCCCCCCCCCCCGAGCCCGGCCTCCCCCTGGAGAGCCGGGCTCGCGCCATTTCGGGCCGCAGCGTTTCGGCGATCGATTTTCGCGTTCGGCTCCAGGTTGCCCGCGTGGTGTCGTTCTGATGAGCATGGACCTGAGAAACATCACCCGCGAACAGTTTGAGACCACCGTCTGCAACCTATGCCGCATCTATTCGGAGCGCGCCGAAACGATCGGGCGTGAGCAAGGCTGGGCGGCGCCGGCATGTGTCGAGCTGCTCGCGCTCGATCTTTTCATCATCGGCGCCGACTCGCGCCCGGTTCAGGCCGTCCGCGCCTATCTCGCGGCGGGATGCGAAGCCTATTTCAAGGGCGAGCGGACCCCCGAGGCCGAGGCCGCTCACCTCGCGTCACTCTGAACCCCCCGCGCGCCACCCGAGCCCGGCCTCCCCTAGGAGAGCCGGGCTCGCGCCATTTCGGGCCGTCTCATCCTGGCGATCGATTTCCGCGATCGGCTCCAGGTTGCCCGCGTGGTGTCGTTCTGATGAGCATGAGCAACGCAGCACAGAACATCCGCAACGACCTCAAAGCCGCCGGGTTCGCCCTGCGGTCGTTCTCGGTCCGCAGCTCGCGCGGGGGCAGCGTCACGGTCGAGATCAAAGATCTCGCGATCTCCAAAGCGCGGATCACCGAGATCGCGAGCGCGCATGAGAAGATCGATCGCTGCTCGGTGACCCATGAGATCCTCAGCGGTGGAAACACGTTCGTTTCGGTACGCTACGCCGACACCGCGATCGAGCCCGCCGGCGCCGCGCTCACCGCGCGCCTCCATGCTGGCGAGCGCAATTTCGGCGCGGTGCACGTCGACACCGAGGGCGACCGTCGCCATACGTGGCATGTGTGGTCTAACGGCGCCGTCGGCCGCCACCTCCGCCAGATCACCCCCTTTGACGGCGAGGCGCTCGCGGAGTTGCTCGCCTCGCGCGGCGAGCTCGCCGCGGTGCTCGCCGCGGCGCCCGCCGCGCCCGCCGCAGCGCCCGAGCTTGCCCCGGCGCCCGCCGCGCCCGCCGCAGCGCCCGAGCTCACCACGCGGCGCCTGAACATCGCCCCCGCGCTACTCCGCGAGCTCGCCGGCGAGAGCTGAGCCTCCCCCCGAGCCCGGCCTCCCCCTGGAGAGCCGGGCTCGCTCCATTTCGGCGATCGATCTTTCGCGGGCGGGCTCCAGGTCGAGCAGCTCGCGCCGTTCTGATCAGTGCGCAAACCGATCCCGACGATTCCCTCTTTGGGACGTCGCGTTTCGGCGAGCGATTTTCTGGGCGTTGCTCCAGGTCGCTCGAGATCCGTCGTTCTGATGAGCATGAGCAACGCAGCACAGAGCACCGAGGCCGCCAAATTCATCCGCTCCGCCAAGCGCGTGATGCGCCAGATCGAAACCTACGCCACCACCGGCGGCGACTGTCTCGAGGCGACCCGCACCGAGGTCAAGCTCGCGGCCGCTCGCGACCGTCTCGAGGATACGCTCCGCCCCCTCGGGCTCGAGAGCGATGCGGCGTGCCTGGCGCTGATGGGGCAGGTCAAGCAAGCCTGCCGCGATTGCGGCGACCGTGCCGCGGCCGCCCGCCGCGCCGCCAACAATGCCGAGATCGCCCGCATCAATGCCGAGATCGCGGACGCCCGCGAGGCCGCGGAGCGGCGCAACCCCGGCGCCGCGGCGTTCCTCCGCGAGCTCCGCCTCGCCGCCCGCTGAAACCGCAGCGGCGCCCCCCGAGCCCGGCCTCCCCCTGGAGAGCCGGGCTCGCGCCATTTCGGGCCGTCTCATCGCGGCGATCGATCTTTGGCGATCGGCTCCAGGATGCCCGCGCGGTGTCGTTCTGATGAGCATGAGCAACGCAGCACTAAAGGCCGAAACCACCACCCCCGAAACGCTGCTCGCGGCCGCGCTAGAGCACGTCGAATCCGCCTCGGTGCGGGCGTGGGCGACCACGGATCACAACCGGCCGATCTTCGTGACGATCGCGGCCTCCGCGATTCAAAAGAGCAACGGCTCGCCGGACGTCCACCGGTTCGCGGCGTACATCGTCGCTCTCGCGATCGGGTTGTAAGCAACCCCCCGCGCTCCCCCGAGCCCGGCCTCCCCCTGGAGAGCCGGGCTCGCGCCATTTTGGGGCTGTCGATTTCCCTCCAGGATCGGCGCGCGGCGTCGTTCTGATGGTTTGAGAGCAACGCAGAGCGAGTCAGACCGCCAGGCGCCCAGACCCCCGCAAGGATTGCACGGGGAGCGCTGCGACCGACGGCCGGACCTCCGAACCTAGCTGGACTTCTCACCGCATACCCCCGGCCTCGCGAGAGCGTCCGGGGGTTCGGCATTTTGTGCACCGGATCGGCGCAGTACGATTTTCGCTCCAGGGTCGCCGCGATCTGTCGTTCTGATGAGCATGAGCAACGCAGCACTGACTATCCGATGCATCGCCCGCCCCCGCGGCAACATGGTTGACATTCTGGTCAACGGCCGCCGCATCGATGCCGCCCCCGCCGGCGGTGACCTCATCCGCCGCGTTCGCGGTCTCGTTCGCGACCTGCGCGCGGCGCACGAGGGCGCGACTGTGACCGCCCCCGGCGGTGTCGTGGACATCTTCGCAATCATCCCGGATGCATCGATCCTCATCGGCTGAGCGCCGCCCCTGGCGCCCCCCGAGCCCGGCCTCCCCCCTGGAGAGCCGGGCTCGCGCCATTTCGGGCCGTCTCATCGCGGCGATCGATTTTCGCGATCGGCTCCAGCTTGCCCGCGCGGTGTCGTTCTGATGAGCATGAGCAACGCAACGATGAGCCCGCCCGCCCCCGCCCCCGCAACGCCCGCCGCGCCGCTATACGTCAACGTCCGCGCCCGGTTCGGCGGGGGTAAGGTTCACGTCCAGGTCAACGGGCACACCCGCACGCTCTGCGGCTGGTGGCACGGCGGGCGCGCTCAGCGCGTGCCGCATAGCGCGACCTGCGAGCACTGCCGGTTGCGCGCCGGTGCGGTGCGGATGGCCGACGCCGGCACGCCCCCCAAACCCTGAGCCTCGCTGCCCCCGCACCCCCCCCGAGCCCGGCCTCCCCCTGGAGAGCCGGGCTCGCGCCATTTCGGAGCGTCACGTTTCGGCGATCGATCTTTGGCGTTCGCCTCCAGGTTCCCCGCGCGGCGTCGTTCTGATGAGCATGAGCAACGCAGCAAAGACCCTCGAGATGGTGACCCTGAACACCGCGCGCGGCGCTTACTCGGTCGCCGTATACGAAACCGCCTCCCTCGGGTGGGCCGCCAACTACGGGGCGCTCGAGACCTACAACAACCCCTCGCGCGCGGCCGCCCTCGCGTCGCTCAAGCTCTCCCTCGAAATCTGCCGCCCGGCGTGCTCCCCCAACTCCGCCCTCGGGTTTGCGCGCACCTTGCGCGCGGCAGAGCGCGGCCAAGCCTACTAACGCCCGCCCCCCGGCGCCCCCCGAGCCCGGCCTCCCCCATGGAGAGCCGGGCTCGCGCCATTTCGGGCCGCAGCATTTCGGCGATCGATTTTCGCGTTCGGCTCCAGCTTGCCCGCGATCTGTCGTTCTGATGAGCATGAGCAAAACGGGGGGGCGTCCGGTGGCGAAATGGCAGTTTAGCAACCCGTCCGCGCAACGGGCGGAGGCGGCGCTAAACCTCACCGAGGCGCGCGAGCTGCTCGAGCGCGTGGTGCCGTCGCACTTGCGCGAGCAGGCGCCGGCCGAGCCCGAGCCCACGCGGGCGGGCCAATGTTTTCGCAACGTGACGCGCATACTCAAAACGGTGCGCTGAATCGGGGCGTAGCGTTTCGGCGAGCGATCTTTCCGAGATCGCTCCAGGATGCCCGCGCGGCGTCGTTCTGATGAGCATGAGCAACGCAGCACCGAAAACGTTCCAAGTTCCCTATCTGCTCTCGTTCGGCACCGAGACCCGCGCGGACGGCTCGCGCGTGGAGGTCATGGGTCGGGGCAACGCTGGCTGGACGACCGCGGATTTTGCGGACGGCGCAACGGCGCTGGCGTTTGCCGAGGCGGTACCGCGGCAAAGCCGCACCCGAGCCCACGCCCGCGTGCTCGCCCAGCTCGCCCCCCACGCGGCGGCGCTAGAGGCCAAGCGGCGGCTCGGGCGAGCCTGAACCCCGCAACGCGTTCCCGAGCCCGGCCTCCCCCTGGAGAGCCGGGCTCGCGCCATTTGGAGGCGTAGCGTTTCGGCGATCGATCTTTGGCGTTCGCCTCCAGGTTCCCCGCGCGGCGTCGTTCTGATGAGCATGAGCAAGGCGGCGACACTGCAACGCATCGAAGAGGAAACCATCGCGCGGATGATGCGAGAGCTGCAAAGCGAGCTCGCGGCGCAGGTCGAGGCGGGCGAGCTCACCGACACTCAGGCGAACGAATGGGCGAACATGAAGGCCGATCAATGGGCGCGGGGTTTGTCGTGAAATACCCTCGCGAGGCCCGCAAGGCGGTGATCGGTCCTTTCACTCGGCGCAAGCTCTCGAGCGGCGAGCACCGGACGATCGAGCGCCTGCGGCGCGAGGCGGACTCCCTCGGGGAGCCCGGCACGGTCGCCGCGTGTGAGCGCGCCCTCGCCGGGTGGGCGGAGGATGCGGACGATTGCCTACTCGAGGCGCTCGCGCTCCAGGGGCACTACAGTTGACCCCACGCGGCACCGCCGCACCTACACCCCCCGAAGGGCGCCCCCACCGGCGCCCTTTGTTCGTTTCGGGCCGTCCCCAATCGGGACTCGCCGCCCATCCCTCCCCAACCATCAGAACGGATCGGCGGCGCCAAACTTGAGCGGGAAAAAATCGCCCTCGGCCTCGCGCCCTGTCATGCTCGGCCGAGGTGACACCAACCCGCGATCCGGACCTCGAATGGTTGCTCTGTGAGCTGCCCGCGCTGCTCGGGGAGCGATCCGGGCATGGGGCGTTGATCGCCGCTCTCGAGCGCGGCCCTGGAGGCGTCTCGAGCGGTGACGGGGCATGGGATGCCATCGAGCGAGCGCGGCCGCACGTTGCCCGAGCCCGGCGCCTGCGCGCGGCCTGGTCGAGGCTCGCCCCCGATGAGCGCGGCATCCTCCAGGTGCACTACACCGCCCCCGCGTGCCGCGAGGTGGGGGTCAACGCCCAGCTCGGCGCCCTCGCGGCCGCAGCGGTGGCGCTCTCGAGCAACCGGCGCGCGCTCCAGCTCGCGTGCGGGCATCCCGCCGGCGCCGGCAACGCCGCCCGGATCGCGGAGGCCCGGCGCCTCGCCACCCGCGCGCTCGCCCATGCCCACCGTGCTTGGCTGGGCGCGCGCCGCGAGCTGGTGTTAACCTGGGCGGGTGGTTAACAGGGTTTGGGTAGCCTACCGCGGCGAGTATGACGGCCGCCGCGCGTGCGGCGTGTTCAGCTCGCGCGGCTCGGCCGTTCGAGCCTGGGCGATCGAGCTAGATGCCCCGCTTTTCGTGATGCTCCGCGATGATGGGGGTTACATCGACGTTGAGGAATTCGTGGTCGACGGCGCCGGACCCATCATCACAACCGACGGCTGAGCGCTGGGCGCCCCCCCCTGGAGCCGTTGCAAACCGAATGGGTCTCGGTCGCCGTTGCGGCCTCGCTGATGGGGCTTTGCAAGCGCCAGGCGCTCCGCCGGCTGCGGCGCATTGATGCCGAGCTCGGCGGGCGCTTGCTGCGGTCGATCGGTGACAAGCGGATGCCGCGCGGCGCGCAGGCCTCGAAATTCTTGGTTAACACCGCAGCGCTCCGCGATGCCATCCACCCGCCCGCGAACAGCCTAGAACGGGACTTCGAACGGCTCCGCCTCGAGCAGGTGTTAACCGCCCAGAAACTAGAGGCGCTTTGCCGGCGCGTGCGCCCCTTGCTGCGGCGCCCGAGCGAGCCGAACGGGACGTAACGAGACCTGCGGCCCCGATCCCTCTATGAGGGGCGCGCAGGCCTGGCGATGAGCAATAGCGAAACGTGGGGTCTGGAGGTCCGCGGCCTCGATGAGATGCTCCGCGAGCTCGAAACGATGGCCAAGCGGGCCGTTCCCTACGCGGCGCGCGAGAGCCTCACTAGCCTCGCGTTTGCGGGGCGAGCGATTTGGCAGAGCGAGATGGCCTCGAGCCTAACGCTTCGCAACAAATGGACCCAACGGCGCGCGCTGGTCGAGCGCGCGCGCGGCTCGCGGATGGCCGAAATGGAGGCCGTGCTCGGCCACACTGAGGACTACGTACGCCGGTTGGAATTCGGCATCGGTGAGCGCGCCAAACGCGGCGGCGTCGCCATCCCTTCGGAGACCGCCGCAGGGCAAGCCAAAGGCTCGCTCTCGGGCGGGCGCCGGCGCGCGGTGCGCAAATCCCTCATCATCCGCCAGCTCGGCAAAATCAAACGCCAGTCGAGCGGGATGCCACGCAAGGCACGCAACGCGCGCGCGGTACGCCAGGCCATCAAAGACGGGTCGCGCCTTGCCTACCTAGAGTTCAGTAAGCGCAGGGGCATCTATAGGGTGATGGGGGGTAGGAAGAAACCCACCGTTCTCAAGCTCTACGACCTCACTCGGCCATCAGTGCCATTGCCCCGCATCCCCACACTTCAACGCTCAATAGACCAGGCTCTACTGCGCGCACCTACCATCGCCCTCGCTGCGGTCATGAGGCAGCTGGAGCGGCATCGGATTGGTAGCTGAGATCACGAAACCAGCATGTTTTGTGCTGCTACCAAATGCCTTGTTTTATGCTGAATCCTCGGGCCGACACGCCTTGTGGCCGAGGTAGGACACGCATACCGGCCCAATGATTCAGCATAAAACAAGGCACTTCAGATGGCATCATAAGTCATTGTTTTTGTTCATCTTTTCAAAGGTACTGTGGAAAGACCCCCACCCCGCCCAGGGTTCACCATTGCGAC